GGGGGGGGGGGGGGGCGAGAATTAACGGTACAGCGGTTGCGCCTGAGCCGCCCGGTCAACCCAGGGCAGAAAATCGTGCAATCGGACCGGCCACGGCCCTTGGTGCGCTTGCAGTCGTTTCCAATGCTGCACGGCTCCAGTGTAGCGGTAGTACTGCTCCTTGAAAGCTACCTGATGCTCGAACACGTAGGCGTAGTGACGAGGCATAATCTTGACCGTTCGGCTTTCGCTGCGCGTCAATATCTGGCCGTGGGGTTCACTTGCCAGAACGGGCGGTTCGTGACTTTTGAACTGCATCCCAGGAGTAAATCTCCAAGCCCGCACCCATTCTCCGCGGTTGTTTCCGTAGCAGTTCTCGCCGACGGTGACAATGTTCTGGCCGACGAAATAGAGCATCGGCACGATGGCCTTCACGTAGTTTGACCGGCCGTTTACGTGCATTGCGCCATCGAAAATGATTTGCAGCCTTTCGAGCTGAGTGAAGTCCCAAAGCTCGTCAGAATCAATCTGGATAAGCAGACCGGGCTCCGTAATTTCGCTGAGCGCCGCATTGCACATAGCCGTCTTGCCGGGCCAAAGCGGTTGCTCGTGAATCGTGATGCGAGGATGGCCTTCCAGGGACTGCAGGTACTCCGTCGTGCCGTCAATGCTGAGCCGAGGCCGGAGCTTGGCGCACCATCCGGTGTCCTTCACGTTGTCGGCTACTCCGTGGACGATGTGCCAATGCCAGTCGGAAACGAGCTGGTTGAATACGGGCAGGTGCCAGGTGAGCTGGGGCATCCCGTCGAGGACGATGGTTAGGATGTGCAGCTTCATACGATTTCTATGGATGGAACTGGCACGATGAACTTGACTCCCCGAGATCGGGCAAAGTCAAACTTCTGCAAGATTTCGGACTTGTAGTTCCATGCCCACATGACGACGTAGTCCGGTAACTCTCGGAGGATAGCCCCCTCGTCAAGGATGGGGATGTCAGCGCCCGGACTGAATCGCCACTGCTTCTGCGGCGTGTTGTCGGCGATGAATGCAATCTCCTTGCGTGTGAATCCGCAGGCTGAAATCCATACGGTGGACTTAGCCGAAGCTCCCAGCCCGGCAACTGGCTTGCCTTTCTTGCCTTTCGCGATCAAGCTATAAATCGTGCGTTTCAATTCAGCGATCTGGTGTGTGGCAGTTGTCGCGAACTGATGCCAATCGTCAACCGTGATGTTCTCCCCAAAGTCGTTTTCGGGGTAATTGATTCCTGCTTGCTTCCATCGCAGCATGAGCATGATTGCCCCTCCGTGAATCTGGTAGCGTTCAACTCGATCCAGTCTGAGTCGTGTGCCGTTTAGCAGCGCCAGCACGCTCTTGATGGATAGGTAGGATAGATGCTCGTGGTAAACCGTGTCGAACGAGCAATCGGCAAGCATGTCTCCGGCATACGGGACTTCGATGCAGATAAGGCTTTCTTTGTGAGATATTACCTCAAGCCCCGATACAAATTCGCGCCAGTTGTCCGCGTGGCAAAACACGTGGCGAGCGATGATGATGTCGTAGCAAGGTTGGGGAAGATTCTGGATAGTGCCCCTGCCAAACAACCCGACTATCGTAGGCAGACCGGCCGCGTTGGCGATGGCTGCCAAGTTCTCGGCGGGATCAATCCCTTGAACGTTGTGCCCCCGGTCCCGCATCAAAGCCAGGAACTTCCCGTCATTGCTTCCGATTTCCAAAACGGACTTGTCTTTTCCGACAATCTTTTCGATGTCACCTGCAATTTTGGCGAAGTGGCCCTGCATGGTCTTAGACGGGCTTGTGACGTAGGGATAGTCCCGGTAAAGAATCTCGGGATTCACAACAACCGACAACTGGGCCAGCGTGCAGCGAGGGCAGAACAAAACCTTGAGCGGGGCGTAGCCCGCCCGTCGCTGGTCATCCTTGCAGAAGTCGTTGGCGAGCGGCTGGACGCCGAGATCGAAAACCTCGATCAGCCTTTCTTTGGGATCGGACTTTATCCCTTGGGCGCCCGGGGAGGCGTAGCCGCAGGCCCGGCAGTGGGTGTGTGGTCGGTACATGTCAAGATGTGTGGCGGGTGAACAAAATCTGGTAGGACTCGATTTCCTTGGTCCATCCAAGAGATTGCAGGTGTTCGGAGGCGAGCTTGGTTTTTCCTCCCGTCTCGGGGATGTTATCGTCGAGCAGTATCGCGCAAGTCGGGGTCATGTTTCCGATGGCCGCTTTGAGTTCGCTCAACTGGTGTTCCTGGCACGGCCCCGGGTTCTTCGGATCGTGGTCAAGGGAGTCGAGATAGGCAAACCCGATTGGGGCCTTGTTCTGGGTCAGCCACGCAACCGAATCCGATTCAACAAAAGTCGCGAACGTTTTTAGCCCGGCGGCATTAAGATGGTTCGCGGCCAGCGTCAGGTGGTGCGGGTTGTTGTCTATGCAGTAGAATCTTGCCCCAATGGCCTTAGCCAGCGTTGCCAAAATCAAGGTGCTGTTTCCGTCCGCTGTGTCGCCCCTGAAGCATCCTGTTTCAACCAGGGCATCGGGCCTGAGTTTTAAGACGAACGTTGCTGCCGCAGAAAAGGTGTTCCCTCGAAGGCTGCCGGCAAGCTTGCCGACCTTTGCGACGAGTGATTTTTGTTCGGTCTCATTCATAACGATGTCTTTACTTTACAATCAAGGGTGTGATGCGGTGGATTTCGGCGATTCTAACGGCAAGGTCCAGGCTTGGCCAGTGGATCAAGAAGTCCCCGGGCTGCCACTGCCCGTCGTTGCCGTAGAAATCCATCGCCTTGGCCACTTGAGGCACAGCGGGATATATCTTCTGGAACAGAGGATAGTGGTATGCGTTCAGCATTCGCTGCGGAAGAATTTTGACGGCGTGCTGCCACTTGGGCAAAAGATCAATCATCGCCTGGTTCTCCACCCAAGGATGGGCTCGGTACTTCTGGTACTGGCTGAGCAGGTCATCGAGATAGGCGAGGCCGAGTTCGGAATTTCGGACAAAGAACGAGTCGGCCTGCACAGGGGCGCACCAGTCGGGCGAGATGACGACGTGGAATCCGTCGTCCACCCGATCTTCAAGCCGGATGTTGAAGTTGGTATGGAGAGTGTCGGTGCCGCAGCAGTAAACCCAGTCGTATTCTCCGGAGGCGACGATGGCTCGCATCAAAGCCAGGCGGTCCCACGATACAGGATGCGCCGCCTTCATGACAAAGCCGTCGGTCTTCACCCTGAGCGTGTAACCGTGACGCTGGCAGTATTCGGTTCGGTTGGCGTAGGTGGTAAGCGCCGCCAAAGCGGCGTAGTTGGGAAGGTGAGCGTTGAGGACGCAGAATTTCATTTCAGGCTTTACCGTTGGCAGCAGTCTCCAGGGCGGCACGCATGACCGGGTCCGCTGCGGCGTAAAGGTCTGTATGGCGATCCCAAACAAGGCAGTTGGTTTGGTTCCCGCGCCTGAATATGTTTGGCGGGGTGCGCCACTTGTCCGACTTCAACTCCTCGGATTCAGTAACCATCATCACCGGGTATCCGAGCTGCGTTGCCCAGTCACTCAGCCCGCCGGCGCAGGATTCTATCAGGCAACAATCATGATGGGAGTTCGCGGCGTTCGGATAGTCTCGTAGAATTTTGGGGTGGAGTGCAATGCAGGCCGTGCGGATGTGCGGGCTGTTTTCATTAGATGCCATTGGTCCGTATATCCCGGGGCCATGTTTGCTTGCGGCTTGCACGATTGGCTCCAGCCAGCCCGGACGCCAGAAGTACACAGGCGCGGCCATGCAGTAAACGAGATCGCTTTCAACCTTGCTGCCTTCGGAAAGGTAAGCTCCGACATCCCAACCCGTTCCGCTGTAGTAGGTCTGGCTGGTCGCAATGTCGTCGAAGGCGTGATCAGCACCGCTGGTCACACCGCAGTTGCAGACCAGCAACTCGTGCTCGATCTCGGGTTTGAACTGCAAGTAGGTTCGGTGGAAGCGCTCCGTAAACGGGGCGTAGTACGACGGGTCTGGGGCGAGCGAGTCGGACTTGCCCAGGACTCTTGTGTAAAGCAGGGTTACTTTCATTTCGAGTAAACGGACCGCATCCAGTCACGGGTTTCAGCAAGGCCGGTCTTGAGATCAACTGTATCTCGGTGACCCAGGATCGTTCTGGCTTTCGAGCAATCCACAACTTTGCTCCTCGTCGTCATGGGCTCAAGTGTCTCGGTCATAGCTGAAAGATTGCGACAGTCAGATGCAAAGGTTCTTGTCGAACTTCAGGTGGGGCGCGTTGTCCCGACTCCACTCAAAGAATGCCTTCCGGTTGTGCAACTGGGCTGGCCCGAAGTTGCAGTAGCTGGCTCGGTTCCAATACGGAGGATGATACTGGTGGCTGACGTAGCCTCGGGGTAATTCAGCCGGGTGAATGCACTCCTCAAGGTTCTTCCGGGTTGACTGAATTCCGAAGTGAATCCGGATGATGCACGCAATGCAGAGGTCCCAGTCGGATGCGCCTAAAACGAAGTCCGGGATCACAGCCCATCGTTCTCGCAGCCACTTGGCGGTAAAGGCGAACAGATCGCGTCCCATGTGCGGCTCTCCCATCGCGGAGAATTCCTCGGGCGACGCCGACGGGGGCGGCATTGGCCGATAATGAAATTCGCAACGTTGCGACGAGCAGCAATCGTGCAGGGCGACGTGGTAGCGTAACGCCTCGGGCAGCTTTGGGTGCAGCCAGTTGTCGTCGTTGGTGAAGAAAATGATGTCGTCGGGATCGGCCTGCTTCATCGCGGGCTCGATGCAGTCTTTCAAGAAAGGCAAGGTGCGTGGTTCTCCAAAAGACCGCGAGTCTCGCGGGTAAACCTCCAAAGGCACTGGAATTACGCCTTGGTCATACAGCGATTTCCACGAGGACCGAGCAACCCCTTTGCGATTAGCTTCCGACTGGTTGGTCTCGTCATGCTTTTCCCAAACGTGAAAGATGCGGCGGGCTGGCGGAGCCTTATGGATCATGTCCAAGCTATTGAACGAAGGCAGCGTTAGCCGGCAGTTCACCATTTGCTGTATGGCAGTCTGTAACTGGCCGCTGTTCTGCGCTTGCGTGTAGGTCAGCGTGACGGCGTGTCTTCGCAGCTTGGTCCCCAGCCACGGCTGCGGATTAAGAATCGCCAGCAAGGGCACCTTCGATGCTACCGACAGATGGAGCAGGGCCGTGTCAATGCTGATTAACCCGACGGCTTTGTCCATTAACGCCAGCAGGTCGTAGATGCGATGCAGCCGCAGTTCCGCGAGGTTTACGATCTGGAATTTACCGGAAAACCACTTCTGGATCTGGCCCAGCGCGATGTTGCCGTAAGCAAACGGTGAAGACGAACTGGCGGTGAGATTGACCAGGAGGATTGGCTTGCGGCCACAGGACATCTTGGCTACCAACGAATTTTCCCGGGCGCTGTCTCTCCGGTCAAATACGGGCCGCAAACTTTCGTTGCCGAACATGCTGAGGAAACCCGCCATTCGCCAGGATTCCATGTTGTAAGCCGAACACTTCCGTTCCTGTTCCCAGTCCCGTCCCCAAATTTGCGTTACGATGACGTGTTTGAATTCCTTGCGCGCCAAGGCAATCGCCTCTTTCAGTTGGTCGTTGGTCAGGTCCACGACGTAGGGATCAACGTAGGACACGCCTTCAAGCACAGAGGCGAACTCGCGTGAGACCATCATTCTCGGCGTGCCGAACCGGTTGTGGACGTGCAGCGCTATCGGCAGGATGTTGATGATGTCGCCGAATCTGCCAAGCTGGACGATGCACACGCTATTCATGGAGTTTTTTTTTAACTCCCGATCCATGTAGGACTTGGCCAAGGATACCCAGTTGGTTCTGGTCTCCGGCTTTACGGTAACGTTGCCCCGCGGCTCAGACCCGCAGTGCAACCTGGCCAGAGCGTCGGCCCGGAATCGGTCAATCGCCTTGGGCCGGTTGGCCCGGTCGTCCCCCTGGCCGCTCATGTGATAGACGCCGTTGTTCCACCGGTAGATGAAGGACGGGGTCCCATCGACCGGGAAACGGTTGCCAGGGAATTGCTGCGTCACCTTCGAGATGAAGCCTCGGTCTTCGCCAACCGACAGGTCAGCCGGGTATCCACCGACAGCTTTCCACGCCGACTTGGCGAAGGCGAAGCATGGGCACTGGCCGGGGACGATTTCCTTGATCGTGTTGCCCAAGCCCCAGAACTGCTTGTCCAGCCAGATCCACTGACAACGCGATGTTTCGGGATCGGTTGACGGCGGACGGTCTGGTCTTTGGCGTTCAAAGGCTTGGGCGATGACCGACAAGTGATGCGGCAGAAAAGCGTCGTCATCGTCCCAGGTGACGATGTGCGTGCCTTGCGCCATCTCAATTGCCGTGTTCCGCGCATCACCCAAAGTAGTGGGAAGTTTGCCCAGGTTCTCAACCCGAACGGGCCGGGTGGCGGGCGGTGGAGCATTAAGCGCCAAGGTCTGTTCGGGGCAGGTGTTGAACACGATCAACTCGCACTCGCCGGCGTAATCCTGCGCGAGGAAGCAGGCAATCGCTTCTTCCAGATGCCGGACGCGGGCGGATGTGACGCAAATGCAGGAGATCATTTTGAGTTCTTATCCGATGCGGGATTGAATGTCCTGCGAGCCTTAGCGAGGCCCCAGCGCATGGAGTAATTGGCGATCACGGTCAGGCTGGATGGCCAAGGGCATTGGCCCTTAATCCGGGTCAGCACTTCATAAAGGTCGTCGTCTAACCGAACCTGCTTCTGGGCATTGCATTTCTTGGACATGGGGATTCCCCGCTTAGGACAGGAATGGAAGCTTCTGGCAGGTGAAACCGCACGCCCCACGGTGACCGCCGCCTCCGTGCTTCACGGCGATCTGGCTCAGGTCAAGGTCGGTACGGTGCTTGGCGTGATAGAGGGATACAGTCCAGTACTTCCCACGATACCCGTAAAGCATCAGCGCGTCGTGCCCAGTTTCTGGGATGTCCTTGGAATCGAGAATGCCGCTGCCGCGCTCAACGCTGTTCTTGGCAAGGAACTTCAAGCCTTCCCACTCGATGATGTGGCCAGCTTCGGCAAGCCAGAAGGCGTCCATGTTCTTGGAGTACTTCATCGCCACCATGCCTTGATCCAGGAGTTTGTTCGAATAGTGCGGAAGCTTGTCGAATAGCCAATCCCAGTGAATATCCGGCTCTTCGGTGCGCAGTCCGTATTGGAATTCAAGATCACCGTCACCACGATGGTCCCACACGTCGTACTCGCCAGCTAGGCGGACGGCGATAGGTTCAGATACTTTGCGGTCAACGAAGTCCTCTTTAGACGGAAGTTTTCCTGATAGATTGTTGACAACCGAGTTCTCCATTCCTTTCCCCCCAGCGTAGCCTTTCGAGAACCACTGCCACGCCAATCGGCACGCGGCCACGCCGTCAATGCGGTATCCGGGAATGTCGGCAGGGTGAGATTCGATGCTGCTTTTGTGGTGGTCAATCCACGTTAGGCTGCCGTGTGCCGGGATGTAGATCAACGGGATGGGCCATCCGAACGGCCTATCCAACGGCAGGTCCATCACGATCAAATTGTTGCCCGGATTCACCTTGATTGGCGGGTCTCCGAAGTTCCATCCGATAAACGCAACGTCCTTTTCACCCAGGAACTTTTTAGCGATCTCGCGGCAGAAAATTCCGTCGTAGTCGGCAGAATGGTATATCACGGTTGTCATATTCCCCACACAATACCACTCTGCTACACCCTGTCAAATCTGAAACGGAACTATTTTGCAGAGGCTATCAGCTTGTCGTAGTTGTGATCGTCACGTCGAATCCGCGGGCGATTGATCCGCTGTTTCCGAGTGCGTCGTCACAGCCCCAAAGGCTCCACTGTCCGTTCGGGTCCTGGCCGATAAAGTCAGCAAGGCTAAAGCTGGTGGGAACGGTTGGCGTGACCGGAGTAACCGCTCCGCCAAAAGCCCAAGTCCCGGCAACTCCGCCCTCGGTGGGCATGTAGGTCGTCCCGTCTATTATTTCATCCTCTGGAGCGGGCGTTCCCGTATTAGTCGAAAGGGCAACTCCTGTGTCATCAAATACGATGTCCACGTCGGTAATCGCGGTGGAGTTTCCGCAACCCTTCATCAATCCAACGCTCGTAACCGTCCCGTCCGGGTCCCGGTGCGAAAGGAAAAGCTCAATATCAGACGGCCACGTATGCGACAACCCCAGGATGCTGACGGTAACTTTGGTTATCGTCCCCGTCATGTCCTCCACGTTCTTTACCAGCGGGAATGGAGTTATGGCTCCCATGTCGGGGATGGTAGCGTAGTGCGTGTTGTTGCTCTCGGCGCAGTCAGCATCAATGACTGCTTGAGCGGCGGCAGTTGCTGCCTTCTGCGCTTGTTTAATGGCATCTTCCTCGCTCACGTAACTGATTGCCGTTGCGGATCTAGTTACATCAGGACCGCAAGTGCCAGCGGGACATTTGAGAGTAACTTCTTCGGTAGCCGTGAATACTTCTCCGCAATCGAGTTCGGCCAAGGCTAGAGCGTATGCGGCGTCGTATGCAGCCTTCTCAGCCGCGTACGAAGAAACGTTGCTTGTTGCCGTAGCCTCTTTGCAAACCTTTTGGGGAGTAGTCCCGCCAAACATTTCAAGCGCGACAACGGCAATGTAGGCCGTATCAATAGTCGAACCGATCCCGGGAAGCTCAACGTCCGTAAATCGGATACGGTAATAGCGGCATGAAATCGGACTGGCTACATTGAAAAGCCTTCGTTCGGGATCTCCAGACAAGTCCAACCACAATTCATCGCTTCGAGTATCAAGCGTAGTCCAGGTCGCGCCGTCGGTTGATCCTTCAAACACCCAGTCACGAGGAAGGTTGCCATTCTCATAACGGAGTATCGTTAGGGCGTACTCGGCAACCGTTTGCGCTTCCGGGAATGTATAGGACAAATAGCTCAAGTCGCCAATCTCTATCGGCGAAATCCACATCGTTTCGTCATCCTGATCGAAAGCCTTCCATGGCTCGTATCCGACAATTGGCCCATAGCTTGAAGATACACTCCCGCTCGGTGATGTGTATCCGGTCATAACCGGGATCAGATTGTCGGCAGGCGCATTGGTCTGGCCCGCGGGGCACTCCGCGCACGCTGTCATGGTCTTTGTCCAAGTCTTGGGCGGCGTAGTCCCTGATTCGATATTCGGCAGCGGGTTTGGGTCTGGTTTCTGAATTGGGATCGGCTCGTCGAGGCATCCCGTGCCGTAGCAGTTGTAGCCGTAGGCGTAGCCGCCGTTGTACCACGTCGTCGCTAGACCACACGCGGGCGGGATGTATTGCAGGTTCTCCGTATCGAAGTTGTCTAGCAGAATGTTTTTGTTCAACGTCACGTCGTCGAACTGAACAATGCCAAGCAGTATCCCGAAGTATTCCGTCAATGCTGGAAGATTGGGGCCTTCGGGATAATCCGTTTGCTGGATTGAAATGTAAACGTCGGTCGTCGCAGGCGAAACGAATGAGAACGAATACGGGGTGAATCCCTGAACGTAATCGTTAATCGTGATGACCTTCGTTAGCAGTGGGACTTCCGTTGTGCCGGTCAGGTAGAAGACCTTGGCTGTTACCTCGAACGGCGAGATGTCAACGCGCTGGTTCCCCGCCAATTGCAACGACAGGCGATACGTATTACCAGCCGTAACTGCAATTGCAGTCTTACTCGTGAGCTTGCCGTAACTTGGCGTAGTTGACCCGGCCAAGTCCACGTATAGCCCGTTGCCGGGAAGGAAGTCGAACAAGCCCGGTCCAATCAAATCCACCGTGCCGTCAGACACATCCCAGTTGATAAAATCGGTGTAATTGAGCTGGGGCGTTCCCTGGATCGTGTCTCCTGCAGGCGTGCAATTCCCAGCGCAGATGTAGCCCTTGATCGCAGAGAGGTAATTGATCCCGTCGGATTCCGTTCCCCAATATCCGTTGGCGAAGAATCCTCCGGTGGAGAACTCTGAAAGAAGGGCGAATCCAGCGCCGGATGCCCTTGTGCCAAGGCACATGATAATCCCGCCAGCCGATCGGAAATTGCTGGCGTAGGAAATTGGGTTGTCGGTGCCGATATAGTTGTTGCCCGCGCCGTCGCTGGTGTCTTCGCCGTCGGAAAGAATAACGATGACCTTGACGTCAGCCCCAGTGGCGTCCAGTTCGTAGGCCGCCAATTCCAGTGCGTCGTAGAACTCGGTTTTCTCCTGGGTCTGCGAGATCGTAGCGACGAGGTCTCCCACGGCGTCAATATCGTCAGTCGGAGAGGACAGGACGGTCGCTGCCGAATTGTTAAACGTCATCAATCCGACAAGGTCTTTCGTCGTGTTGACTTCGGAAACAAACTGGGTAGCGGCAGCCTTGGCATAGTCGAGCCGGGTGTTGTAGAGACCTCCAAACGCCTGCGACATGGATCTGCTGGTATCTATTAGGACCATCATGGCGACCTGTTGCTGACTGCAACAATCCTCCGTGCTCCCCATGACGTTCATTTCTGCCGAAGCAGTGTAGGTGGAGTAAGACGCGCCGATGGTTGCTCGGCCCTGGGACACCCCCGTCGCGTTTCCGCTTCCGGCTCCGATTGTCACGATAGCCGCATTCGAGGTTGAGAAAATCGCCTCGTCGGTCACGTCAACCTCAACACCGTTCGTAACGAGGAATGCTCCAAACTGAGTTGAGCCCAACGCGCAAACGAGAGAGACGGACGGTTTGATGATGAGTTCGCTCTTGCTGGCGCACAGATCTGGGTTAGCGAGCGCGAACGAAGGATCTTGGCATCTGGTATCCGGCGGCGGCGCTACGTTGACGCATTCCACAGTTCTGATAAAGCCAAAGTTCATGGTTTATGGAAGGCCCATCGTCGGATACGTCAGGTTGTAAAAACACGCCGATTTTCGGTTAATCGGAGTAACACAGGTGCCCCATCTTCCAGATGAAATAAGGCCGGCGTAGAGTTCTAATGCTGAGTTGCCCCATTCAAGCAAAATGCTATTCGCGATTTCATTTGCCTCGGCCTCGGTTTTCGCTTCCACAGTCCCACCTGGCACATTGGCAAGAATGTTCAATGTGAAGGTGATGAAGCCTGGCTCGTAAAGCGGATGAAGCGGGCGGTCTGGTGCATCGAATGTTTTCTTGAAGGACTTCTCTACCTTGGTGTTGAACACTGGCCCCCCTCCGCCTTCGTCGTAGTCCCCGGGGCAGATGCCGGCCAGTTCAGCAATGGCCTGATTCTTGGCATACGTCCAAGCGAGCTTGTTCGCGATAGCCTGCGTCTCGCCGCTATGCGCTCCAGCCGCCCGGGTCTTAGTAACCGGCCCCAATGTTCCGTTCGACAGACAGTAAGCCGTGTAGGACTGCGGGGAGTTGTAGTAGGTGCATTTACCGGAAATCTGGGCGTAGGCTTGCGCTTCCGCTTCCTGTTGCGCGTTCGTGTTTGCCTCGGCAGCCGTCTCCCCAGATACGGTTCCGACTGGTATGATGACCCGTACTGGGTCTCCGGTTGGTGAGGGCGCGGCAGGATCTGTTCCCACACAGGTTGCGGTAAAGTCCCCAGGAACCGTGTTCGTGTAGGTGGCTGGTATATCCTCGCAAGACAACTGCGCTTCGGCTTGCGCTTGCGCTTGTTCTTCGGCGATCCTATTCGCGTCCGCTACCGACACATTAGATCCAACGGTTCCGGCTGGGATGGTAACTGTAACTGGGGTTCCGGTTTGGTTGTCCTGGCAGGTTGCCGTCGCCACAATCTCATCGTTGTAATACAACGTTCCGAATCCCAAAGAAGCCGCCCGCGCATGGCTCGGCTCGCACGCTCTTACTCGCGTCTCCTCGCGACACTCGTGGATCAACATTTGGCGGGCAAGATTGAACGCCCCGCTGGCCCGCTCGGCTTCGCCGGGGTCCCGGTCATACTTGCTGGCGTGATGCCAGCGAACGTATTCCTCAACTGCCTGCGACAGCATCGGGTCAGGGTCAACTGGGTCTTGGTCAGACCATGATCGCTTTATCCCGTCCCATGTGAGCAAGATGGTTTCCGTACTCTGAATCCACGGTGCAACGAAAATCTTCCCGCGTTCAATCGCCCACACACCGCAAAAAGAGCGTCCGTAACTGCGATCCGTAGATTCCTGTGGATAGTGATAGCCGAGCGGCAGAATCGGCAGTCCGGTTGGAACATCTTCGTCGGTCGGCACCGGATATGCCGCAACGCCGCACGAGCCCAACGGCAAGCCAAAGTATAACGGAATGGAAAGGCACGATCCGCAAGCTTGGCTTTTTGACAGGTAGCTGTGGATGTAGCACGGATCAACCTGAGAGTACACGATCTCGCGACAATAATCGGTGTCGGCGTCTGGGTCCTCCTCCAACGTGTCCGGGTCCAGCTTGTCCACGACGGACAGCCGTAAGATGCGTCCCCGTGGGGCATCCAAAACGGTCAGCCCGCAATTGTAGTAGGTGGCGCAATGCGGGATGACATCAGTGTGATCTTGCAGTAGGCATTTTACCCACGTCTGCAAATCGATCATCGCATCAATGAACAGCTTGTCGTGAGCGGCCACGAGCCGGTCAGATTCGCCGGAGGGCCATATTCTGGCTCGGGCCTCGGTCTTTAGCTGTCCAAAGGTGTACACGTCGCTGTAGGAATTACGCCGGTGGGGCGGCTACGATTGCTGGCGCCGTTCCGACAGGACGGCGGGAAATTCTACGGGTTGGCGGCCGGAAAGATTCCGGGGTCGCCTGCGCCTCGCCGACAGATTTCAACGCCGACAGGTCAATCGGCGGTTCGGCGGGAGGCTCAACAGCGGGAACAGCCGCGGCTGCGATAACCGCCTGCGCCGGGGCCTTGCGCGGGCTTGGACCGAGAGGTCTTGATCGCAGCGGCGCGTTGCGCGGTCCGAATGGCTTCAATATCGGCTGGCTTTTTTTTTGTGCGTACTCGGCCGCGCTGATCCGGCCAACACCGCCAACGCCGCGTTTTATGAACTCGTTCAAGGCGTCCAAGACCGGCTTATTGCCTTCAATGCTGGTGTCGAGCGCCAGGACGCCCCAGTTGCTGCCCACCGGCTCGAAGGGCACTGCGGCCCCACGGACAAGGACGGGGTTGGAAATGCTTGCCTTGACGAAATAAGCGTAGGGCTTCGGGGGATTTGCAGGAGGAGGTTGATTCGGTTGTTCCATAGATAGCTTCAGTTCAGATGCCAGATGCGTGCTGTCATTTATGGCCTTATCCAATAACTCTTCGCCTGAATCAAGAACCAAATTGTTCCGCCGGTAGGTTGACCCGCCCGACCAACTCCGGTCGGGCGGGCTGAGCAAGTGTCGAATCCCGGCAGATTGTTACCACTCGCCCAAAGGGCTCTCGCCCCACGATGGCAACACCGGACGTCCGATCTTAGTCGGCAACCGTGGTCGAGGACGTCGTGCTCGTGGCTGGCGGGTAGCTCGGGCCGCTCGCCGTAGCGTATTCTGGCACCGCGCTCGTGAAGTTCTCCACGATCAAATTGCTCGCGGGGCACTCCACGATCATCGTCCACATCAGGGACGTGAGCGTCTGCCGTTTCGTATTGGTCGCCATCACGCAGGCGAAGTCCGGCGAGATGGAAGCCAGCTTTGCCAGATCGCCCGTGTTGTGGACCTTGCGGTTGCTCGCCAGGATCGCGGGGTAGATGCCGCTGAAGTCGAGCACCCACAGCACCCGGGTCGTGTTGTCGTCGGCATCGAACGTCAGCCCAGCCGACCGGAGGTCGTCGAAGAAATAGTGGGTGATGACGTTGATCGTGACGCCCGGCGGGTAGAACAGCATGTAGCTGCGATAGAGGAAGCCGAACTCGGCTTTCTTGTACGGAGCCCCAACCGCGTTCATGTCAATGCTCAGCATGTCCTGGCTCTTCTGCTTGTAGTAAAGCAGCATCGCCTGGTTGATGAGTTCGGCGGTCACGCTGTCCGTGAAGATGTCGAACGCCTTCGGGTTGCCGTGGCCGTTGCCTTCCCGCACCCTCATCATGTTGTACAACTCGTTGAACAGGTTCGGGAGGTTGAGCGGGTAAGCGCCCTGGAGGTCAACGATTCGGTCACACTCGGCCAACTGCTCGTAGATACCGACCGCGTTGGCACGGCGGGCGATGACGGCTCCTCCATCAACACCGAGTTCGCTGATCTGGCCGGTCGTCTGGCCGATCAAACTTCCATCGAATGCTTCAATTTCCTCCAGGCTGTCGTAGTCGGAAAGCGTCTGGTTGGCCAGCGGTTTGCCGTAGAACATCTGGCGGACGAAACGCTTCTGCCAATCCCGCCCGAGTTGCTTGTTCTTCTCGGTCTCGTCGAGATCGAAGAACTCGCGGAAGAGGCCGTTGGACAGGACCTGCGCGCGCCACTTCTCGTAGAGAGAAGACCAGCACATGCTGTAGCGGGTGGTTTCCACCCAGAACGGCACGAGCTTGTGGTGAAGGACGGTGGGCGACTCGTTGCACCACTTCTCGAAGTCGTTCACGTTAGGCGTGCCGCGGGTCAGGATGCCGGTTTCCGGGAAGGCGAGCTTGTCGCTAAGGTACGGCAACAGGTTCGATGCCGCGTTCTCGCTGTCCAGGTAAAGCCGGGCGGCGCTTCCGCTGAGCAGGTTGCCCGTGACTTTCCAGGCGGTCTGCGTGGCGCTGCCCAAGGTGGATTTGCCCTGGATGAACACGCGCAAGCCAACCGGGAAGTAGTTCAGGTCAATCGGGATGTTCGTCGTCGAAACGACATCCACGCGCCAGTTGGAATCGGTGGCGACGCCGTTGGTCAGCGTCTCGCCGCCGACAGCCGCGCCGCTGGTGGCTACGCCGCCGCTGACGAGCCAATACTCGTCGTTGATGGGCGAGTACTGCTTGGCTTTGATGAACGGCGCGATCTCGAAGCGGCCGGGGGTCAGCTCGCTGATGCGCATCTTGCGGCTCATGTTGACCCGCTGGGCCATCATAAAGTCGTACAATCCGTTCTGGACGGACTCGCACATCTTGATTTCGAGGTCGTGGCGGAAGAGAGCGTCCATGACCCGGAAGTCGCTGGACTTCTGGAAAACGTCAAGGTCGCCGATGGTCATCGGCGCGGCATTCATCTGGGTGACAGTGCCGCATTGCCGAATGTTGGTTCGCAGGGAAGGAGCGCACTTGCTAAAAGCATTCGCGTCCAACGTTGAATTCGGGGTCGTCCCCGGTGTGCCTAGTGCCATAAGTTTATTCGCAGTATGTTGTTTTTCTAACTTTCGGCAGCGACTACATGCGCTGCACTGACTACTGCGCTTATGGCTTAGGCTGTGTAATTCTCAAAGAGGGGATGAGCGGCAAAACGTTTTTTTTTGCCGGTGAAGCGCCATAAGGACACTTATGGCGTAATGAAGATGGTTACCCTTTCGGGTTGGCGCGAGCGCCTGTTATAGCAGTTTGGAAACTACGGGGCCGGAGCCTACCTGGCCCCCGCGCCCAGCCTTCGCCGCGGCCCCCCGGCTCTCCCCGGAGGCTGACGGACTGGACGGCTTTTCGGCGGCGGGCGGGGTTCGCCCGTCGTCATCGTCCGGCTCGCCTTCGGCTGGGGCGGATGCGGCGGCACCGGCTGGGGCGTCCTCTTTGCCGGGGAGTTTGATCCCCTTGGATTCGGCCCACCTACGGTGTGCTTCTTCGTTCTGCTCGATGGTTTTCTTGACCATCTTGGCCAGTTGCGCGGATCGCATTTCGATCAGGTCCTTGGCGGTGAATGTCCAGCATCGCGCCTGCTCTTCGGGGCTCAATTTGGCATACTTCGCGGACGGCATAAACGGCAGCCCGTCCTCGTTCTGCTGGTCTTCCGGCGACATGGCCAGCATCTTGGACTCCATCTCCCCGCCCAAGATCGCGATTTGCTGGTGAATCTCGTTGGTTTTCGGCTGAAACGTGACCAGACCGTTATAGACCTTGTGGATCTCGGCAACCTCTGCGTTCAGCGCACGGGCCGCATTGACCCGCAGCGCGGTCTCCTCGGGGGCCTTCTTTTCCAGTTCAGCCAGCTTCGCGTTGTTTACCGTGCCGTCGGGGGCTACAACGTCGGCCATGTCCTCCCCCAGCTTCGACCAGTAATCCACCGCGGCGCCTACCTGCAACGTGCCGATTGTGGCGGCGGACTCTTGCAGTTCCACCTTCTTTTTCAGCCCTTCGAGTTCTTCCAGGGTCTTGCGGTGAACCTCTTCGATGGGCTGGACGCGCAACTCGGTCGCGGCATCGTTAAAGTCGTCTTCGTCCCAGTCAACGTTGTTTTTGTCGAAGAAATCCTCGTGTTCGGCGGCGAGGTCGTCAAAGGTCTGGCCAGGGTGTTCTGCTTCCCACTTCGCGCCGTATTCCTCAAGCGCGACGGTGGATTTGATGAACTTGCTGGCGATGCCGGAGTATTTCTCAGGAGATTTCTTCTCCAACAACCGGAGCACTGCCACCTTGCGTTTCTCGGCCGGGGTGAGGTTCTCCTCAGCATTCTTGAGATTGTCGGCGGCTGGCGCGGTGGTCTTGGTTTCGGCTAACGCCTTGGCCGTGCCTCGCGCGGCGGCTTCGGCAATCGCCTCCGGGGTTATCGGGGGTGCCTTTTCGGGAGCAGGCTTTGCGGGCTTGGGTTTGGCCGGAGGCTTCTGGGCCTTGGGCTGCGCCGGCTTGTCCTTGTCGGTGGACTTCTCTTTGTCTTTCGGTTCTTTGTTACCAGACGGTTCTTTGTCCCCTTCGCCCTCCTTGGCGTCTTTCTTTTTATCTGGAGCCTCGAATTTGATGGACGGGAATTCGCGGCTGAAAAATGAGCGGGCGCCGTCCAGTTCTTCTGGTGTCGGCGGTTTGGCCGCTGCCTTCTGCTTGGGCTTGGCTTCGGGCGCGGCGGGCGGCGCGACAGGCGGTGTTGCTCCGGCAACTGGTTCTTTGGTGGCTTCGGTGGCAGCGGCCGGGGCTTCTACGGATGGGAGTTCAGGCATAGGGTGATGGGTTTTAGACGGGTTTTACCGTAACGAAAGCGTTTGTTTGGTTCTTCCACTCGTCCAAGACCGCGATGAACGTCGCGTAGCGCGCAGCCTCCTGCATGTGCTGGTTTGACGCCTCGATCTTGAGCGGGGCTCCGGTGGCGGCGGTAAGCGATGCTTTGAGCGCCTCGATCTGGTGCAGCTTGACCTGGGATTGGGCCAGGCCAATCATCACGTTGAACATTTCGCCGTTGAGGAGTCGGCGGATTTTGTCCTGCGTCTCGGTGTTTAACGCTTCCTGCCGGTAATCAATCATTCACAGTTTCAATCCGCGTCCCGCCTTATGTGACAGGACGAATCATTGACGGCAGTTTCCGCCCGTCATGCCACAAATGGCAAGAAAAGATTTGCAGCCCTGCCTACTCGGCCTTGGATTTTGGCTTCGCTTTGGCAGTTTTCTCTGCCAGTTGTGCCGCGTGCTCCGCCTGTTTGGTGGCGATAGCGGCGTCGTGGCTGGCTTCTGCGGTTTTGATCTGGGCTTCGAGTTCGGCCTCTTGCCGCTTTAATTCGATGTTGGCTTGCGTCTCAAGCGACTTGCGCTGAATTCCAGCCTGGGTTTCAAGCTGTTTGCGTTCGATGGCAGCAGCAGTTTCTATCGCTTTCGCGTGCAGTTTTGCAGCCGTCTTTTCCTGCTCGATTCGGGCTCGATCCTGGGCTTGGTTCGCCATCTCAAAGATGCCCTCGAATTTCTTGACGATGGCCTCCAACGCCTGAATGCGCTGCCCGTCTTGCGCGATGGCCTCGGCGGAAGGCTTGGCGACTTTTTCGCCGACCGCCTGAATTGTTGCCTGTTGGGCAGCCTGAATTGCCTGGATGATCTCGGGCGGGACTTCGTTGGTTTCCTGCTCGCCCTCCGGCGGCATGTTCAATTCCAAGTCCCTTGGTGCCCCGGCCATAATCGCAGCTTGCTGCAACAGAAAGAGGCAGTTCTTCGCCCCGACACGTTTGAATAGCTCGGGCTGGCTGGCGATGGTGGACACCAACGTGAATATGACCTGCGATGTTTCCTTGTCCTTGTTGATGGCTGGACCTTGGTTAGACGCGGCAAATCCTTCCAGCCGCAGCTTGGACTTGTTGCCCCGGACCAAGACGACGTTCTTTCCTCGGCCTTTCTCCTCGAATCCAAGGGCTTGGATGTGTTCGGTGAGATTTTCGATGTCGGCCGATACCTGAGCCAGGAACATCGTGTCGAGGTAGGCGAGGCTGCCTTGGTGGATTTGCCGCATCCAGGCGTCTATGCCTTCGTCCACGTAGCTGGCCGTGAACAGCACGCCGTTTTGAGAGGCGCTTCCGATTTGCAGTATCTCCTGCTTGCCCTGCTGATGGCTGGCAGCAGACCCGACTTCCTGGGCGGCGATTTGCAGGACGCGCTCCATGATTTGCAGAACCACCGGGAGGGCCTGAAGCAATTCAACGATGGACTGCTTCTCGAACCGGACAGGGTAGAATGCGGCCCTGGGATCGGCACCTGCCCGTTGCTGCAACAGAGAATCGAACGCGACGAAATTCCACCCGCGGTATAGCCGGGAGCCAAGCTTCTGGATGCGCTCGATGTCCGGCTTATCAACGACGTTGGTGTCGTAGAACGTGCAATTTGCAAGGTTCTGCTTGGCCACGTCCACGATGTGGTTGAGCAGGTCGCCGAGCAGGTCCTGCCAGGGAATGGTCTGGAGCCCCAAAGAATCCTGCCGGGCGGATTGGGCGTCGTAGTGGTAGCCCATAAACCATGCGGGCGTGTAGGCCATCGGCTCGCACCAGATCACGGTGTCGTCCCCGGCAAGGGTGAATCGGTGCCAGACGGGCTTGTTGTAGGTGGCAATCAGCTTGCCGATCGGAGAATCCTTGGTCGTAATGCCGTCGTACCTGCCAAGGCCCCACTCGGACGGGGTCAGTTTCATGAAATGTTCCACCTGGAACAATGCCTGGTCCATGTCGTTGTCGTTGTACCAGCTTACGCGCTCTTCGCGGGTAGGTGGGGCTACAGATGATGCAAAGCGCTGATTGTACGCGCTGGCCATGACGCACGGGAAGAACTCCTCGAAATAGTAGTTGGCACCGTAGCCGTATTGAAACCAGTTGGTGCCCGCCATGATGCTCTTGCGGTTCCAGTAGCGCCGGTCGTTGAAGACTTCGCCGAATGTGCGCAACGTCCAATGTCCGCACCACGTAATGCCGGTGTCGGAATTGATGCTAGTCAGCGGATAAGACAGGTCGTAGAACGTGCGCGTCGGATGGGGCGTGATGTAGCGCAGCCCTTCCTTGACGGTCTCGGTGCGTTCGGTTCCGTCTTCGGCCAGCATCTCTTGCTGTTCGCAGTGCCACTCCTCAACCGTGAACGTCATGGACACGCCGTACTTGAGCATCTGCTGGATCGCCTGACGCATGACGGCTGGGTAGCCATACCAAGTGGACATGGTCTCGGCGATGTCGGTCATGATGTCGCACAGGACCTGGTTCCGGGCGGTGGCCTTGAGGGGCTTGTACCGAAGGATGGGCGACTGGTTTCGCTCGTTGAAAATCTTGGCCAGGCGGATTGTGACGTAGGCTTTGACCAGCGGGATCAGGATGCCGTAGAAAACCGGGGTGTTGGGGAGCAACGCTTCGCGACCGTCGGGGAGCTTTTCCTTGATGAACAGGTTATCCTGGTTCAGGCCCCAGCCGTCGAGTGCCGCCTTCAACTCGTCGGCGTTATCCCAATGCCGATTGACGATATTGCGAATCAGTGTCGGGGTGGTTTGCTGGAACGGCACATCGTAGGCCGTGTCAATGGCGGCGTAGGCGCGCCACTCTTGCAGGTTGGATTCGATTCCGCGCCGGGACCGGTTGGCGACGAGGTCCACCAGCTTTCGGATGCGGGGAGGATAGTTGGCGGGGTTGCCGGAAAATATTTTTTTATAGCTGCCACTTGAAACACCGCGCAGCTTCAGTAACTGCATGTCAACGGCCATAAAGATCGGCGTTAATCCTTCTCGACTAGCTTGGCGACGGCGGGATTACGGGGCTTCTTGCCGGATGGCTTCTCGCTATTTTCCCCGTCGGACTCCTCGGATTCGTCGGATTCAGCCTTCTCGGGCTCGCCGTCAACCTTCATGCTGAGCACGTCAAAGCTGAGAGACTTTCCGAACTCCTGGTCGCTCATGCCGGTTACCTTCAGCTTGACGGTGGCTGTGATCGTATCGCCCACTTCGCATGGGCACTCGTCGGTCAACTGGTCAACCAAGTCATTTGACAGCGTGAAGCCGGGGTAGCGGATGTCTGAAGGCGATTCGGGAATGCCTTCGGTGTCGGTAGGTTTGGTTCCAAGGTACATAACGGGTGGTGTGCTTATTCGGCCATGAGTTTGGCGATGGCAGGGTTGCGGTAGCCGGTCCCTCCGGTCGGGCTGGTGTCAGGCTCCTCGGTTGGCCCGGCGACTCCCATCGCGCCCCGGCGACCCTCGGGCACATTCTCAGCTGGGCCCGTCATGTCTTCCCCGCTCAGGACTTCGTACTCGCCGGGGGATACCTGGGCGATGGACAGCTTGACGGTGTAGTTCCTGCCGTCCTCCCACTCCTTGGTGAAGTCGAAGGCGGGATCGTTGGGGTCCAGAGACAGGCGATTATCGGATTCCCCAATTTCTGCTTGCGTGCCTGCCAGCGGGGATGCCCCTGGGGTTCGGCCCATTTCAGAAGTATCGGCCATAAAACAATAAAGATAGGTTTCGTTCTTGAACGCCAGCCGGGGGTAGCGTTACGCTTATGAGCGCACCTTACAGGCTGCGTGCCTGATATTGCAAGATAATATTTTTCATGCCCCTTGACAGCGCCGGAAACTGGAAGCCTAGCATCTCACCTAAACAGGAGGAATTGATCGAGGTTTGCCAGCGAAAGAAGTTCGTTCTTTGCAACGGGCCGCGCTATTCCGGGAAAAGCGTGGGGGCGTATGCCGCGCTGGCGAAACACGCATGGAGCACCAATCCGGGGAACATCACGATAATCACGATCAGCCAAACCGTCGGCATGGATAGCGGTGTTTGGCAGGACATCGTGAAACACACGCTGCCAGAGTGGATAGGGCATTACCCAGATGGAACTCCTTGGCGCGGGCTGGACAGTCAGGGCCGAGAAATCGAAGGGGGCAACTTCGGCATGGAGTGGGTGCGTCCGCCTTACACCCAGAACGTATCCAAGAAGCCAACCTGCGAGGTCAGCAACAGTGCCGGGGGCGTTACGACGATCCAACTGGACTCGCTGCAAAACGAGGACGAAGTCGAGGACCGATTCAAACCGCGGCGCTACTCGATGATCTACGTGCCGGAAATGTCCACGTTCCACAAACGCCAGACCTTCGATACGTGGACCGAGTGTCTCCGCATGATTGGGCTTCCGGAGTCGTCGCACCTGTTCCTTGGTGACTCGAACCCTCCGGACGATTCCTGCTGGTGGATGCACGATCTTTGGTGGGATCTCTACGAGACTTCGGATGACGATTTGAAGGAGTTCCTCGAAGAGAAGCGTTGGCCGATGGAGGTCGCGCACTTGAAGATTTTGAAGCAGGCGTTGGCCAGGGTGGACATCCGGGTTGAAGACAACCCGTTTGCAGACCCGAACCACGTCGCCCTGCTGAAAGCAAAATACGCGCACAACGACGAACTTTATCGGCGCTACATCCTCGGGGAGTGCGTTCGTACCACGTCTGATTCGTTGTTCGCTGAGGTCTTCCGGCCTACCGTCCATGTTGTCGGCGAAGTCGAAACCAAGACGAACAAGGACAATCTGGACATGATGTATCCGGAGGATGACTGCTTTGAACTGCTGACGACATGGGACCCCGGCAGTTCAACCAACTGGGCTGCGCACGTCGTCGAGAAGTTCTTCCCTACGGTTGAGAAGTACGGGCCTCGGGCAGAGGTCTATGCCGGTCTGCCGTGTTTCAAGATTCTGGAAGAAGTCTGCGTCATCGGTGAAGACGTTGACGCCCAGGAGTTTGTGAACAAGATGTTGGAGAAAATGGACTTCTGGGCGGGTCAGGTAAACCGCGTTGTGCGCTGGCGGCATTGGTCGGATCGGTCGGTTTTCGACATGAAGGACATTCAGTCCGGCAAGTACTACCACCAGATCATCCACGAAATGTCCGGGGGCCGCGTGGCGCTCTCGGGGGCCGAGAAGCGGGGCCAGTCGGTGCGCAACGGCGTTGACCTGATTCGACGGCTCTTCTGGGAGGATCGCCTGTGGTTGAATAATGCGACGTGTCCAGTCACGATTGCGGCCATCAAGTCTATCAAAAAGGGAAAGAGCGAATTGGCTGTGATGCAGAAGGGCAGCCCGCACAAACACCCCATTGATTCGCTGAGGTATTTGCTTCAGAGTGAGTGTATGGATGAACTGGCCCGCCAGATCATGCTTAACATCCGCAGCCGCCGGGCGCAGTCCCGGGAATCTAAAACTACGCTTGTCACCATCCCGCTTTAGTCTTCGTCCCGCCTTGGAACTGACCTGTGCCCTGCTGGTCGCGGGCCTCTTCTCGCCCATCAGCAGTGGCCGGGGGTGGCGCCGGATAGGTCGGGCGTTTACACTTTGGGCTCGGGGGTGGAAGCCTGGCGAGCGGGCGACGGACTTCCTGGCCGCCAAACGGCTATCTGTTTGCCGAAAATGCCCTCTGTTCTACCGTCCGCTGAGCACCTGCGGCTCGCCTTTGACCAACGATTTACGGGATCAAGGTTGTTGGTGCCACATGCCGACCAAGTCAAAACTGGTGTCGGCGGAATGCTGGCTTGACGAAATGCTCGGCGAGGACGCACCTTACGGCTGGCGTCAATATGGAATCTGAATCAGCCCAAACGCCGCCGACGAACGGCGACGCCGATTTTGAGCAGCTAATGGCTGCCCTGCGGGATGACACATCCCCTATTTCTCCAGGCCCGCGGACACGCCCGAAGCGCCCAGGCACCGACCCCGGCCTTGTCGAAATGTTCCCCATCATGGATTCGGAGGAGGAAATAGCGAACCGGCCGCCGATGAACGATTACCCCATGCCGGACGAATTGGTTGCCACCGTACGCAACTCCCTCGGGTTGAAGAAGGAGAGTTGGGACTTGGCCAAGACCCGGGCGTTGAAGGAGTTGGGCAGGCTTCCGTGGAAGCTGACCGGTATTCGGGCGTTGTCGCTGATCATGTTCGACTCAATCCAGCGGGTTGAAACGACGATGGAAGCCGCCGAACGGATTATCACTGCGCCCAAGGGTCAGGTGACGGATGAACTGCGAATCACGGCGGGGACAATGATGGCCAACTGCGCCAAGGGGTTGAAGGATCTGGCTGCCCAAACGCTGGTAACGCTCGAACGCGGCATTGATCCGCAAGAGGCAAACGGCAAGGGCCAGAAGCCGAAGAACCGACCGCCACAGTTCGGCGTGCAGGTGAACATCGGGTCATCGCAAGCCCCGCCGCCGCTTAAAGCCATAAATGACAGCAAGACGGTAGAGTTGCAATAAAGGCTACATGAATCGAGCAACCTCCGTTGCCGATGCAGCCGGTATCGCATTAGCGTGGGACAATATTCGATCTCATTATGAACGATTCTTTTGGCGCATATCGGCCCGGAGACGGGCTTCAACAGTGGGTAACAACTCCGCCGGCCAAGAGTTCCCCATTGCCGCCTCTGGCTGGCAGCGGTAGCCCGGAGGGGACAATCGAGGCGACGCCGGGCACCGGCTACACCGACACGGATACGAACGATTTCTGGGTGAAGTACGTCGGGGTATCCTCTTTGGGGTGGAAGAAGGTCGGGACATCCGTTGCTGCGCTATTCGGCGGGAAGGGTGGAGGTCAAGTGTACTCCGGCAGCGCGACGGACCCGAACGGGGTCATCACGGCAACCGGCCCGGCTTATTACTACTCGACCACCGATCAAAGCCAGTGGGAGAAGACCAGCGTGGCGCTTTCCAACACCGGCTGGATCGTGTTCCTCGGATAATCCCAAAGACCAATACGAAAGACCAAGACGACAATGAACCCCAAATTCAAGCGCCGATTGGCGGCCGCGGTTGCCCTGCTGTGTTTTGCGATGGTCATGATGGGAGCCAAGCCCAAAGTTCAATACCAGTTTGGCACGACCAACAACTCCGTTGACCTGACCAACATCATCATCTCCATCGCGGGGACAGCTACCAACGCGGACGGTTCGACGATAACGAACCTGGCCTCCGGGTTGAGTGCGACGAATCTGACGCTGTATGGCGCAACGATTGCGAGTGCGACGGGGATTACCAGCACTAACTTGACCCTGGCAAATGCATTCACAAACAGCGTGTGGAATGTCGTCACTACGTCCAACGTAACCGAGCTTACCTACGACACCAACAAGATCGTGATTGATTTGGCCACCAACACGACATACATCCAGGGAGAGTATGCGTATCTGGTGGGAACCAATCTGAGTGGCAGCTACTACTCGATTTACACCAACACCTATTTCGAGATTTGGTTCAACACCAACGCAGACGAGAATCCATTCTCAGCGAAATACTGCCTGTTCACCAACGGGATGCGGGCGATGAATCATATCGTGGCAGCGGCAAACGCCGTGGCAAATTCCACGGTCTCTGACTGGTCTGTGCAGAACTTATTCCCGTACTACCCGCTGACAAGTTACGTCCCTACGAACACCATATCCCACTCATACGACAGCTTTGTCCGGCTGACTGGGGCGCAACTGGAATCAGACAAGAGCGTGCAGCAGGCAACGAATCTCGTTGACGGGCTAAGGAAAGACGTTTCCGGCTTCGCTGAATATGCACAGCTAGCACGGCAACTCATGATTCAGTGGGCCGAAACTAACGCTTTCACGTTTCGGGCCGGGCCATTAGTTGGCAGGTCCGCGTATGCCCCCGGAGCCGCCTACGAGAACATCTTGTATGGAGATTACGGATACAATCTGTCTGGGCTGTATCCGCTAGTTACCGCGAACGACCTATACGCCATTATTCAGGAGCAGGCGGCAAACCAGATGGCCAGCGGTAATCTTCCAAACAGCATTTCGATCGACGGCATGTCCGGCACATACGGGCTAGGCCCGCTGGACTTCCTAACGTTCGCAAATGAGATTTACTATCACTGGCGAACAACTGGGGGAACGGAGGCATACACAACGTTTGCTGCGAACATCGCACTTGCGGACGGATACGCTAAAATCACAAATGGCCTAATGTGGATTGATGAAGGGGAAGTAAGCTATTACGCCGGCGACCAGGAGAACATTGAGGTCGGAGGAAAGTTTTCGGGATACGAGTCGGTAGGAACGCTTGGCTATTACGACGCTTACAAAAAGCTGGCCGAGGTTTCGGCGGCGGCAGGCGACATCACGGCAAGCACTAATTATTTGCGATGCTGCTCGAACATGGTTGGAAGGCTTGAGGCTGTTTTGTGGGACGCAACCAACAATCTGTTTCTGTGCTACAACACGGAAACTAATTTGGACAGCTTTGCGTCTGCTTACGCGGTGTATCTTGGTGCGTGCCGTCCCGAGATAGCCAGGAATATCGTGCAGAAGTTCGGAGAAGATTTCGGAACGTTCTCGATTTACTTGCAGGATGGGGCGTTACGGAGGTCTCCGGGCTCTACGCATCATTTCTACGCATGGGTGCCGTACACGGTGAACGTCTTGCGACAATACGACAGAAACCTAGCCGAGTTGGTTTTGGCTCGCGCTCTAATGCTATGGAAAGAATCTTCACCGGAGGGCACATCGAATAACTATTTGATGGGTCCCGCGCTGACGTATGGCTTCCTGGCAAATCCTCCGGTGATGATGGTAGGACAGCAATCCATTTCCGCTCTGACAGCGACGACGGCGGCCAACTGGTCCGGCAGCAACGCGATGCAGGCGCAGATTGACCTGGCGGTGACGAATACGCAGGACTCCGTATCGTTCGGCTCTGTCAGCCTGTCCACTACGCATCAAGAGACAACCTGGACGCTTGACGATGAAACGGGCGACACGACGATGGAAGTTGGTTCGCCTGACACGAACATAGTCTTCACGTCCGCAGGGACAATCAAAGCGAACTTTTCAGGCGACGGCTCCGGGCTGACGAACCTGAACGGCGCGAACATTCAGGCGAGCACGATTGCGAGCAACGCTTTGGGCGCGACGGTGATTGAGTTTATTCGGTCGGCGCGGGGCGTTAATGGTCCCATTACGACGGTGGTGACAGACACGGGGACTGCGCCGACAACGACCAATTTGACGCTGACGGGCTCGCAGAATGCAGTGAGGATTTGGAGTGGAGAGCAACCGCTGGCGGAACCTTACTTCGATCTGTATGTGAGCACCAACGGGGGATCAGCGTTTGCGGTGCGGATGTATCGGTGGCAGGGCCGGATCATCAATGCGGCGCAGGGCGCGGCGGTTGGCCTGGCTACCGCTAACGGCAGATCGCTGCAAGTGTCGGCTATGACGGTGCCGGGCACACTGGAGACTCCGGCTGGTGTCACGAACTATGCAATGTTGGATCGAGCCGGGCCGCCGCTGTGGGCACCGGATTCTTCGCATGTGGTGCTGCCCGCAGAGAATGGGGCCTTTCGTTTGGTCGCAGACAACACTGACCGCACGATCTTCATTTCGGAGTTCGACGGCTACGTGTGGTCTCCTCCTCGGTGGATCACGATCACGAATTACGACACGACCGTTCGGGCGACCTACCGACGGGTGGCGCTTGCGAGCTACGATGGTGTGCCGATGAAGGTGGTAGCGCCCGCTGGCAGCCAAGTGGGAGGCATCTCGCGGCGCATGGAGCTTGGAGTCCCCTCGGGCTTCAGGAAGTTTAACTGCTCGACGGTGGCGCAGTTTGAGACTGCGATCACGAACGTGACTGCAGGGGATGCAATCGTGTTGGCCGATGGCACCTATGCGTTGACCATCAACATCACCAACGACTGCTTCGTGAGCAACGGGAGTCCGTGCGGGATCATCATTCGCAGTGCGAGCGGAAACCGGGATGCTGTGGTGATCTCGGGAAGCGCGACCAATACCGGAGATTGGTCCATCCAGGGAAACAGCGCCACAAACAATGCCGCATTGTGGTTCAAGGACGTGACCTTCGACCTAACAAACCGATTTGGCTCTCTGCTATTCAACGGAGGATTTATCCGGTTTAACAACGTGCGAGTGACCGGCCCAACGCTCACCCCGTTTCGCGCCAGCGTGTTTCTGACGACGGCTTACTATGACATAGATGCTCAGTTTGTGGATTGTCAGATTGACAACGGGAGCGATGATCTATTTAGCGCCACCGGCACCGGCACAAACCGCCCGAACAGCAAGATACAGTTTGTGAACTCGTCGGCGTATCGGCCCGGCAATGATGCGGCGGCGCAGTGCTTCACTACGCACCTGGGTCAACGGGTCGAGAGCTACGGTGGGTACTTTCACGATGCTAACGCAAACGTATGGGCCAACGGAGATCAAGGGGCGATTACATACGGGTTCTGGCCGCGCATTGACAATGGGCTGGGGACAAACAGTGGTGTGGGATACGGGGTGTCAGTGTTCGGCGGTTGGTTTGGGCCTGACGACAGTACTACCTGCGCCCCCCCGACGAACGGCTACTGGCTGTTCACGCGCATGGCGAGACAGGTGCAACTTGCCAGTAGCGCGTCTCCCGGCGTGCTGGTGGCTCACAATCGTCTCACGAAAGCTCCTGGGGCTTCCGGAAATTACGCGTTCAACATGACCAAGTCGGCATCTACTACTGGGTGGACGGTGCTGGGTAATATCGCGCATGGGTTGGCGGCGGCTGGATTTTTCAACTCCGGCACCGAGGGGACACTCACTAACCAGACGCAGATCATCAATAATACGTTCGACACCTGCGTGTCTGGATTTGACCTGCGGGCGTCGTACGCACACCTGGGACTGACCAACAACGCCACGAAGGGCGGAAATGGTGTGGCGAACCTTGCGGCGGCATATATGCCTTACGTTCACCCGGATTACAACACGCTCGACCCCACGATTGACGGGGATTACTCCGCTGGGGCAAACGACATTGTGAATGCGGATGCAGGATTGGACGGGAATTGGTTTCCAACCGCAGGAGGGAACTGCGATACGAACGGGGTCAGTCTCGGTTATGTTGGGGATTCTGACCCATTTGGATTTGTGCTGATTTACGGGGAAACTCTGGTGCCGCGTGGGGCGCGGAGTCGCCAGGCGATACTCCCCGGAGCACGTCTTTCTCCTGACTTCTGGTAATGAGCAAAAGCGAGCGCAGACAACTACTGGCCGACGTGTATCGCCGGGCGTGCGCGGGGTGCGCGGAGTCCATTGCCCGGCTGCGGCAGATGACGCGCAAGCACAGGCCGGGCCGGTATTCCTATTGCACCGAATGCGGAGCGCCGTGCCGGACCTACAACCTAGACGGCGCGGATGCTCGCTGCACGATACATCGCCGCCACATGGTCTCGATGCGCGAGCGTTCGCGGAAGCGGCTAGCGGCGGCGGCTGCGCTGATGCTGCTCGCGGGCGTGTGCCTGGGGGCGGACGTGCGGCTGGCGTGGGATGCGAGCCCGACGGAGGGGATCACCAATTACGTTTTGTTCGCGCACACGAATGCGATCACGCAAGCGAGCTATACCAATGCGGTGGTGCGGCTGAATGTGGGGACGAACCTGACCTGCACGGTGGAAGACCCTGTCCCGGCTCGCTGGTGGTTCACCGTGGTCGCGCAGAAGGACGGGCTGGAGAGCGACATTTCCAACGTAATCGGGACCATCGTCACGACCAACCATGTGCGGCTTACGCTGTCGGAATACCTGACGCAAGCGCTGGCGCATGAGAAAATCAGCCGAGTAATCCAGGCTCAGAACGATTCCTTGCGGCAGGAGATTTACAATAAGGTCGGCAAGACGGTCGTGGACGCGTGGACGGATTGATGAGGCTGCTACCGCCAATCTTCGCCGCGTTGTTGCTCTGGGTTGAGATAGACAATCCCTGGTGGCACGGCGGCGTCAGGGTCCGCGTGATGGATTCTGAGTTTACGTCTGACCTGTATCAGATTCAGAGATCCACCGACTACGGCAGGACGTGGCAGGATTACCGGCTGGCGATTAATGGGGAGTGGAATGATGCGGGGGGCGTGGTCGAGTGCGCGATGTTTCGAGCAACCATCCGATGAGACTCCTGCTTGCCATCCTCGCTCTGTCCTGCCTGGCCGCCGACTGGCCCGCAGACATTCCGCCGCTGCCTCCGGGCCGTGGCAGGACAGTAACATTGGCCTGGGATGCGAGCGAGACGCCGGGCGTCAGCTACACGCTTTACTGGGGTAGCACGGAAGCGTTCTCCAACGTGGTGGACTGCGGGACGAATCGGACGATGACCTTGACCGGATTGCCCGTCCGCCACGATCTGATGTTCTGCGTGAGCGCATCGGCTAATGGGTTGGAGAGTGACCCAAGCAACGAAGTCATCCTGCCGAGGTATGCGCCGAAAACCAACCTGGTCGTGCGAATCACCGGCGAGCACATGCAGACGGGGCCGACGGTGCGGGGGCCGTGGACGCCGTTCGGGTCAACGACGATTCTACTGACCAACCCGAGCGCGACGCTTTTCTGGCGCGGCGCAAAACTTGAGAGGTGGCTGCAATGACCTGGGCCGACAAAATAGAGCGGAGCCAACGGCTGCGAGCGCGACTGGCGGAGCTGGTGATTGCGCGGGGATGGCCGGTTAAGGCGGCGGCGTATGAACTTGGGATCAACCGAAAAACGTGCGAGTGGCACATAGCACAGCTAAAGAAAATGATTCGGGCCGGAACAGAGACATGGCGGAACAGAGCACAGCCATGAGCGAAGAAAATAATAATAACATGATCGAGAAAATCGAGCGGGATGTGGAGCAGGACCTGATTAACCGCAAGAAAGACAAGCTGACTTCATTGTTCAACATGATCGGCGGCGTGAGCGGGTTATTGTCCATCGGCGCTATTCTCGTGTGGGGTGGCGAGATCAAGAAGCAGACCGAGATCAACACGCGAGATATTCGAGACTTGCAGATCGCGGGGAGCGTGGCGCTGCAAACGCACGTGGCCGCCGACAGCAAAGAGTCCGCGATTATGAGCGACCGCATTCTGAACATCTCCCGGCTGGTCGAGAGGCAGGTGGAGTTGAGCACAGCGCTGATCCAGCAGACCAGCAAGCTGATGGACATGATCAAGTTACAGAACCAATTAAGGCAACCATGAAACAAGAGACTGTCGTACTACTAGCCAAGGGCGCGTGCTACATCATTATCGGCGGGCTCGGTCCGCTCGTGTCTGGTCTTGGACAATGGGTTGACACCGGGGAGTGGCCCCCTGCCATCAACTGGGTGGTGATCGCGGCGGGATGTTTCATTGGCGCCGCAACCCAGATGCTTTCCTTTTTGTCACAGAGCTACGGAAACTGGAAACTGGAAATCAAAACCAATGGAAACGGAGCAGTGAAATGAAGCGAACATTACTGGCGGCGCTGGCCGCGCTATTGACTGTTATGGGCTGCAAAACCACCGAGCCGAACGCGAGCCTGCAAGTCACGATTGCAATCATGGATCAGACAATCCCGATCTCGGTCGCCATCGCCGTGGCGCACGATCCGTCCTGTGCGGGCGACCTGCGGAACGCGGCGAACGTCATCGAGGCGTGCGCGGCGGACCCGGCAGTCACACCTGGCATGGTGTTGGCAAACCTGACCAGCGTAGGGCTGGACCAGGAGGCGCAGCTTGCGGTCCTGGGCGGCGTGGCGCTGTGGCAAGCCTACGTCGCGCAACACCCGGAAGCATTGGACGACACAAAGCTGCTGCTGACGGCGCTGGTGCGGGACATTCGGGCCGGGCTGCCACCGGCGACACCGGAATCGCTGCGGGGATACAAAGCGAAGCGCCGATGAACCTGCTATACTCGACTGTTGACGGGGAACACTGGCTCTGCGATACGGCGTGGCCGTTGGACGCAACGCTGGTCGGCCCCGGAGCGCCGGTTGGGTGTAGGACGAATGACTACAACGGCGTGAGCTACTGGATTGACGCGCAGAACGACTCGCTGATGGCTGGCGACACATCTCTGCCGCTAACGTGGTATTACCAAGCGATTTGGGATGCGCAGCCAGTGCACGGGTTCGCGATTGACGGCCTGGGCAACGGCTGGCTGGCCTCAGCCGACACGGATGGCACCCATGCCTACCTGTTGCACATTGATCTTGCCACTGGGGCGACGGTCCCGGCTGGTCCGATGAACGGGCTGGTGAACGGATTGACCGTTGTGAGCGAGCCGTGCGTAACCGGGTTCCTGATTCTCGGTGCGATCCTACTGTTCATGCGGCGGTTCATGCGTCCGGCGATGCTGTCGTTGCTGGCGGTACCGCTCCTGTTCTGCGGCTGCAACACGACGCGGTTCACGCGCACTGAGACCTGGCTGGACCCGGAGCGCGGGCCGGTGACGAACGTGGTAAGCGTGATGAACCGCAGAGCGATCTGGTCCACCGAATCTTACACCGCAACGCTGGGGACCAATACCGCCAGCTTGACGGCGACGAAGAGTTCGACCGACCAAGAGACGATACAGATACTCGTGCAGGCGCTTATATCGCTTGCGACCAAGGCACCATGAGAATGCTAGGAAAAAAACCGAAGCGCACGGACAAGCGCACGCTGAAACTGGCGCGGTATTTGAAAAGGGAGCGGTTGACGCTACCGCCCCCGGCGCTGGACTGGGGGATGCAGTCAAACTATCCGATGTATCTCAATGACGAGATCGGGGACTGCACCTGCGCCAGCGCGGCACACCAGATCATCACGTGGAACTCCGCCAGCGGGAACGTCGCCCCAGACCCAAGCACGAAGGACGTAATCGCAGCCTACTCGGCGGTCTCTGGCTACGACCCGGCAACGGGCGAGAACGACGAGGGAGCCGTGATGCTGGACGTGCTCAACTACTGGCGCAGGACCGGCATCGGCGGTCACAAAATCCTGGCGTTCGTGGAGGCGGACCGGACCAACATCGTCGAGCTGGAGCTGGCGACGCACTTGTTCGGCGGACTTTACGTCGGGCTGGCCCTGCCACTTGAAGCTGACCGGCAAAAGGTGTGGGACGTGACGGACGCGGAGTTCGAGGGAACGGCGACTCCCGGCTCGTGGGGCGGGCACGCTGTTCACCTGGACCAGTACGACGCCTACGGTCCTGTGATTCGGACCTGGGGCAAGCGACAGCGCATGACGTGGCAGTGGCTCCTGTCCTACGCGGACGAAGTGTACTGCTGCATCTCGACAGACTGGATTGGCAAGTCGGGTCTGGCCCCGAACGGGTTTGATTTAGTGCAGCTTGAGCGGGACATCAAGACGGTGGAACAACTCGCACGCAATGAGTGAATACAACCGGGAACTGCTACGACCAGGAATGACGATGGGCTACCGCCCGTCGTCGCTGTTCGGCAAGATCATCGTCAGCAAGACGTGGATGAACCTGAGCCACGTTGAGACTTACATCGGCGGCGGGATGAGTGTTGCGGCACGATGGGAAGGCGTCAACATGTACCCAGTGCGCGAGGACAAATACCTATGCGTCGTGCTGGAGCCGACTGCGCCGTTTGACTTGGACCGGGCGAAGCAGTGGTTTATGACCCAAGCCTGCGGGCTAAAGTACGACCTGTGGGGAATGCGGATATTCTACCGATTGATTCGGCGGGCAAACCCGGACCGGATGTGGTGCAGTGAATTGTGCACTGAGTTCTACCGGGCCGGAGGCTTCGAGCCGTTCCAGCCATTGCTGGCTGCGGACAGGGTGTCCCCGGCGCAGTTCCTTCAGACCGGGAAGTTCGAGGTGGTGTGGAACTCGCCCGCCGCGTACCGGGCAACACCAATGAAGCATTAACGATTTTGGCCGTGCGCTCGGGCCTATACGGGCGGTTTTCATGGGTTGGGTTGGCCCCAGTGCCTTGTGGCACTGGGGTTTTTTATAGCGGATATTCCTTAATCCGGTAACGGCATCCCTGATCGTGCATCCGATCGTCGAACAGGACCCACTTGTTGGTCGTGCATCGGGGGATGTAGTTCGTTGCTACCGGGGACCACGCGCCGCCCCATTCGCTGCGCTCCAGGACCAGCACGGCTGGGCCGACGGCCGAGTCCCGGTTCTCGCTTTTGTTGTAGGCGTACACGACCGCATAGCAACCGACTACGGCCACGCCCAGGGCAAGGATACCCAGCCCAATGCCTCCCCCCTTCGGCGGGGCGTTGGTCTTGACCTGCGCTTGCGCTGTAAGGACGGCCAGGCAGAGGATGGCGGCTAAGACGCTCTTCATCGGTTGGTTATCGTCCCTTCGTAGCTGTCCTGCCAGAACCGCGCCTCGACGGCGTTGCGTGTGGCCATGCGGGCCAGCAGGACGATGCAGGCCAGCGTCACGAGCAGGCTGGCAACGGTGATTATTTTCCAGACGTTGTTTTTCTTCATGCAATTCCTGTCGTTGAAGTAGTTTCCGCCGCGTAAACGGCGATTGCAAGTGCGGACCACAGGTGTTTGCCAATCCCATAGGTCGGGCCGGGCGCTTTCTTTGTGCCCTGCGGTCCGACTTTATCGAGCAGTGCCTGGCGGATGTTTTTGTCTTTGGCCCTCGCCGAACCGCACAGGTGCAGTTTTATGTCCCGGCGATAAATCAAACGGGGGTCCCTTCCGGTAGCAATCTTCCACTGCTGGTAGAATCGGCCAATCCAAAATACGGTTTCAAAGACTTCCCGCCCGACGGCCATGCCGTACGACGCCACGTTTTCGATGCAAAGCTCGGGATCTGCCGGCCCGGTGCGCGGTTGCATGTCGTGGTCTCCGAGAAGTTCCAAAAGCAAGATGTTCGGCCACATTGCGGCATCGCTGATCTTTCCGTCCTTGTAATTCAGGATTGCGCTTTCCTCGGTGCCGGGGTCAATCGCGAGGATGTTCATGGCTTAACTGCCGCGCGCTTGAAAGATTCCAGCTTGGCCAACTCCGTATCCCGCAGAAGCCCACGAAGTCTTTTAGCAACGCTCTCTGTGTCTGAAATCAGGTAGCGCATTTGCTCTTGATTTGAACCACGATTCTCATACAGGGTATCGTGTAATTCTTCCGCCAATACGACGGCGCGCCGGAAGTCGGTAAGGTTCATACATCAATGTTTCTGTGAGGCTTTCCACCACGCCATGCGCAAAATCCGTTTGAACGGCATTCGGTAGCATCCAATAGGTTGGGTTGGGTGCATCCATTTCCATTGCAGGTCACGTAGGGTCCAATCGCGCTCGAAGTTTCGGCAGTTTCTCCATATCCGAAAAACTTCCACCGGGAATCGAAGCAGCGTCATCATACATCAATCGCCTTCAGCGGTTTCAAGCTCGGCGCTTTGTTCTGCCGTATCATCCACGGGTCCAGCCTCTTGTCCACCCATGCCTCGGCCTCCGCTTTGCCTACGTTGTATTCCTTGCGTGTTAGTTCGACCAACTTCGGAACGCTGATGGACATTGTTTTTAGCACGTCTTCCAAGGAAAACTTGATCGTGAGATTCTGAAACGCGGCGGGCACGTCGCCCACATAATCGTTGCGTGCGCCTTTCTCGGGCAGTTCGTAACCCAAATCCGCCAACTCGGCTGCGGACATTGCCTTTAGCCGCTCTTGAACGGCTTCGAGGATCTTCTTGACGATGGTTGCGCTCTCGTGAATCTGAACCAGATCCTTGCCGGTCATCCGGGCTACCATCGCCTGCCACGTCGGCGGCGTTTCAACGCCACGCCGTTGCCGGGCGATGACCGAAGGCAGCATGGCGTATGCGCCAGCCTCGGGACACTCCGCTTTGGCGCCGCAGTAGCGGCAATGCGTTCCCGGCACCCGTTGTGCGTCGGGCTGGTTTGCAGCCCACAGCACCAGGAGGATTGAATCGTAGGCGTGCCGGAGATCGTCCTCGTTGTAGTCGGTGTACTCCAGCCGTTCTTTGGACCGCGGTTTGACGAAGGCCACTCGTATCCATTTCAGGTTCGGGTATTCCTGTTTCAACAGGACGGCTTGCACGCGCAACTGCCAGTTGCCTGGGGACGGGTCAAGGTTCGGAGTAAAGCCGGTCTTGTAATCAATCACGAGAGCAGACTCGGCCGAGAGGTAATGCACGTCCAGCTTTGCCGACAGGATGGGGGCAAAGGTCTGGGGATCGTTCAACCATATCCTTTGCTCGCGTTGCCCTTCTCGGTATTCGAGATTGACGGGAGATGCTTCAAGCCATCGCTGCATCAACTCCTTTTCGCGCTTGAGGGCGGCTTGGAACAGGTCGCGTTCTTCGCGGCTCAGGTCCAAATCGTTGCCCGTCTCCCGGGCTTTGTGGATGCGGATGCCGGACTCGGTCAACTCGTCCAGTTCTTCCTCGGTTTCGGCCTGGGCATCGTCGGCTTTAACGGCCAACTCCATCGCACGGCTGCCGGGGCAACGGACCAATCGGGCAAAGGGGGACGCGCTGGGAAGATCTAATCGTTCCTCGTCGGTCATGTCGGCTCGTTCTCCTTAGTGAACACCGCAACGATGGTCTCGCTTATCCCCATGCCGTCCGTCACGGACTGAAATTTCCAGTCCTCCAGTTTGTATCCCCGGCCCTTGTTCGTTGCGATGATCTTCTCGAACTGTTGGGACACCAAGGGCTTTGGCGGGTCGAGTTTCTCGTAGGGACTGTACCAGTTGCGGGTGACTTCGGCTACGATGCGGTCTTTGATTGGCATGATTTTGAGTGGTTAAATCGCCCGGTTTTTGTGCGCTCTGGCGGCATACACGCTGCTACCTATTACACCACTGGAACCGGGAAACCAGATGGGACTCGAACCCATACCTCCGCCCTAAATGGCTAACGGTTGATTGGTTTGCGGCCAACCGTTTTGCAACTCTTAACCGCATTGGGCCAGTTTCCGCTGACTTCGGTTGTTTGTCCGGTAATGAGCCGGACTTGAGGCCCACAACGGGCCTAACTAAAAACCTCGCCGCGAAAGTTGCCGGTTTGGTCATCGGCGTGGTGCTCTCGCGCGCTACTCCAACATCCTCGGGGTGCTCCCCTCGGGTAATCAGATCGGCCAGCACAGGCACGGGGTTAAATGGGTGATGGATTCCGGGGCGTCCCCCGGATTCGGCACACATCGCCGGGCTGTCCATCGCAGCACCCTTCTCGCGTACATTGGCCCGCACTTACGTTACCTTCCCGGACCTCGCAGAATATCGTCTGCTCTGGTTTTACCCGGTACTGCATTGGGCCTGTTGGTAAGGCAATCACTGAATCGTCGGCCTACTCCAGAACCTTGTCAACGATCTTCGTCCACGCGCCGGCCAACTGAATCAGCTTGGCCGCGCGCCCGTTCGTGACGAAGTCCGCCAGCGTCTTCTCACCCAACGCCAGCTTGTTCGCCGTGCAGAACGCCATCATCTTCTCCTCCGTGACGCCGCTGTCGTACATCAGCTTGCGGAGGTTCGTCAACGGCGCGCCTTCCCCGGCAATCCGCTGGAACGGCTCCGGTTCCGCTGCGGGCGTTGCGGCGGGAGCTGGTTGCTCGGGGGCGAGCCCCATCGCGGCCAACTCGGCTTCGTCAACGGCTTGGGGGCTGGCTGCGGGCGTTGCAACTGCGGCTGCGGCGGGCGCGGGGGCCTGATCCGTCTCCCCTTCGACTGCCTCGGGTGCCACGATCTGGCCCTGCGCGCGCATCTCGGCGGCTTCTGCCGCTGTGAACTTTTCGGTTTTCTTGCGGGGGCTTCCGGGGCCGCGCTTGGCTGCCGGGGCGGGCGCTGCCGCTGGGGCAGGGGCTGTGGTAGTGGTGGTTGCGGTCGGTGCCGCTGCGGCTGGCGCTGCCTGCGCGCGTTGCAAAGGCGTTGCGGCTGGGCGTGCGGCGGCATCGGTAGCCGGTGACTGGGCAACAGCAAACGCCTCGTCAACGTTGACCTCGCCCTCTTTGATCGCGTTGTGTAACCCTATGAGGGTTTGCAGGTGGTCCAGGGTAATGTCCTCGACCGACTTCACTTCCATCTTGGCCAGAATCCGCTCCTTGGCCACACCCATCTTGGCGAACGTGTCCAGGCAACGTGCCCTGCGGTCGTTGAGTGTGCGGGCGTCGCCGATTGCTACCTTGCGGGCAGCCTCAAACACCGGCTTGACCAGCGCCAGGGGTACCACCTTGAACACGGCATCCCGGAAGCAAATCGCGCTGCACGCGTTTGCTGCCAAATTTATGTCATCCTCATCAATCGTGTCCTTGCTGCGCTTCTTGACGATGCGCCGCCGTTTCTCCACCGATATGGTAATGTTCTTTTCCAGGTCCTTGGCGACAGCCTGCACGACAACGTGCGGCGCGTCCCCCGTCGGCACGACGGCGATGATGCGGGCACCCGCCTGCAGGTTGCCGTAGCAGGACACGGCGATCTCGGCCAGCCGGACGGACGGGCCTTCAATTGTCTTGCCGCCGCGGGGCAGCGTGTAGAAGCAGCCCTCTGCTGTCTCCTGGTCCAGCGTGGCGAACCCCAGCATGGCCTGCTTGACGTCGTGCAGCACCCTGGGATAACGCCGCGCCGTCGCGATGGATACGTCAACCTCGGCCCGCGTGATGGCTTCAATTGCGGAAGGTTGCAGGACTTCCAATTCCTTTGCGTCTGATGGATTCATTTCGGTATAGTGTTCTATTTGGTCTGTCTTGTTTTTGTTGGTGTGACTACTATTACTGTGATCCTACTCCGGGCTCCGCAGTTGCTCCATGACCCGGTTGAAATCGTCGCCCAGGGCAGTGCCTTGAGTCTTTGCGGGCGTTGACCCTGCTTGGTACGGCTGCGGCACTTTGTATCCCTTCTTGCGGCCCGGGCGCTTCGTGGGATCGGGGTTTGCCCATGCCTTCAATATCGCGGCTCGCTTCGCTTCACGGCTCCCCATCTTTCCTCCCTTGCTGCACCACTCCCTGCGGCGTTGCATAATAGCATCTTTGTCGTGATGTTCTGTCATATCTGGCACAATAAACCGCCTGCGGTATTCGCGCAAGCGGTTTGTGTACTATTTCTAAAAGTAGTCGCTAATCTTATTCGAGTTGTAATTGGAGATTAAATAGAAGGCGGGGGCTGTCTCCGAAAGGGAGGGGAACATGACTACCCCTCTACGGCACTTGGCCGTCAAAGACAGCGCCCCGCCTAAAGAGTCACAGCTTTATGATTCCCTTTGGGAAATGCTTAAGGTCTGGCGGAATGTTATACTGCATAGACCACTTGCAGCCAAAAATCTCAAACATGGTGTCCCTTGGGCTTGGGGAAGAAATCTCAACAATGGTGTCCTTGTCAAACACTCTTCCGTTGACTGTGTGGATGTGGTCCTGGCCGAACGTGAAGTAGGCCGTTTTGTGTTCAATCATAGTATTATTTATGAGTTTTGAGTTGCTATACCGTCAACGCGGCCTTTACGTCCCGGTCCAGGTTCCCGGCGATCTCCGTAATCGGCACGGAGAACCGTATCTGCTTTCCCAAGTTGACCGCAACTGTGTACGGGTGCAAGGCGATTGTCCCCGGGGGCAGCGGCTTCTTGACCTCGTTACCCTTGCTCTGACCGCGCTTCGCTTTCCGCGGTTGCGCGCGTCGCGGCAACTGCTCGCCGCTCCGGGCTTCGTCCATCATACCTTCGTACAGTCCAAGGATGAAGTTTGCCCGGTCCATGGGATTGACTCCCGGGGCCTGACTGAACTGCTGCCACAACTGCCCGAACTCGGCGCTAATCGTGGCGGCGATGTCGTGTAAGCGGTTGGCTGTGTCGCTGGTCGCGTTGGCCAGCAACTCTGTGCCGTGATAAAGGCAACGGACCTGCGTTGCCGATTCGATCGCCCACTTGACGGCGTTGCCGATGTCGTAATCCTTCTCCTCGAAGGTGATGATCGGGTGTGCCTGGTCTGTCGCCGGGGTGAACGCTCCGGCAAACAGGTCCGGGCCTCGCGTGTCCGGCCCCGTGAAGTCAACCTTGGACTCCAGTCGGGCGAGTTTAAGGATCGCGGCGTCGCGTTCGCCGTTAATTCCGCGCTCCGCCAAAGCTTTCAGCTTGTCCCGCAAGTCGCGGAGGCGCGGCGTTGCGGGCTTTCGTTTGGGCTCGGGTTGCGGTGCCCGGGGCGGGTTGGGCGTTGCGGCCTTTGCGGTGGTTGTGGTGGATCGGGCAGCCGATTTCTTGGCTGCGGCTTTTTGCTCTGCTGTTTTTCTCATGTATCTGTTTTTCCTTTCTCTGTGTTAGTTTTTCTGTTTCTACGCCGGCAACAGCCCTGCGTTCAATAGCAAAAGCTGCCGCCGTTGCATAATCGCCTGCGCCTCCTGCCGGTCGGCTTCGGCCTGCTCGGCTTCCCGGCGGAGGCGGGCGCCGTCCTCGCCGGTTTCCGAAAACAGGTTGAATACTTCACCCATACCAGCAAACTCCGGTATCGGTTCGGGTATGGGTCGGCGCTTGGTTCTCATTGGTCCTCGTTTTGATTTTGGTCAAACATCTGGGCGAGGGCTCGCCGTTCAATCTTGGCCAGCCAAAGGTCAAACTGCCGGTGCTGGTCCGTGCTGCCGTGCAATAGGTTTCCCAGCCACTGCAGCCCGGTGCCGATGTCGAACAGGAATAAGGCAATGCGTTTCCTCATACGCGTTTGATTTCAATTGAAAGCGGGACAGTCCTCCGCCATGATATTTATCTCCTCGCCGTCCGGGTCCTTCTTGCCAGCGGCCCGGAATTCGGCAATCCACTGTGCCGCTGTCTGCAAGTCCATTGCCGTCTTGGGGATGATCAAAACGGTGTAGCCGTTGTCCCTGGGGTCCTCGTGCCCCACGTCGTGTCTCGCGGCGCAATAGGCGTCTTCGGTGTGGAAGGCGAGAAAAACGTGGTCGTACCCGCCGATGGGGACCATGTTTTGCAATTGGTTGTGCAGGGCGAGAAATTCCTTGCACTCGCTATCGTTGGTCAGAAATACAATGCCGTTCACGATTGGCCTCCTTTCAGGATTGCCAGCGTTCGGCGCCCAAAGTTCAGCGCCACAACAAAGCCGTTCGGCGTGGTGCCGGTCGTGCAAGCGTTGTGACCGATGACGTACACGCAACGCTCTAGGGCTTCGATCAGCAAGGCGCGTTCGGATTGCAACCGGGCAATCGTATTGTCGCTGTCGAGCAATTGCTGGTTCTTCTGGGCGAGCTGCTGCTCGGCGGCCTTTACCTGGGCCTCAAGCTGCCAGGTGCTTTCTGTCTTTACGTTTTCAATCATGTTCTCTTTTCCTTTCTCGTTGTCGTTGTTGGTTGCGGTGTTTACCAGTTGAGTCTTTCCCCTTTGAGGAAAGCCAGCCAGCGCTTGGCCTTGGCTTCGCTCTTAAAGTTCGCGATGTGCGTTTCCCACTTCTCCGCCGTGTTCTTCCGGTCAACGCCGTGGGTGTAGCCTGCCTGGCGCAAGTTGACTTTGCCGCACGTCTCGGTTTCGTTGATGGGCGTTACCCGCATCTCGGGTAGGTGATAGCTGGGGTGCCGGTACAGTTCGCGCTTCCCGTGCAGCACGCGCACTATGCAGTTATCGAGCAGGGCGCCGCCGCCGATGCTGCGGGCGTTGTGCAGAAGCAAGGGGACTTTGATTGTCCCCATGCTGCGCCCCAGAGTTCCCGTTACGTCGCTCTCTTCGCACCAGTCGCGCCCCGTTGCGCTGTCGCCTACAAATAGGCGGAGGCGCAAGCCTTGTTCCCGCGCGCGCTCCAGGCACTTCAATCAGTGCCTGTGGCGTGTCTTTGTGGTAACTGGTCCCGTTCACTACGTTGTAATCTGCGTTCGTCATGTCGTTTTTCCTTTCGTCGTTGTTGTTGTTTCTCGTTTCGGCTTTCGCCGCGTCTGGTCCCCGTTGTCGAGGGCCAGAGGCGGGGGAAGCGTTCCCCCTGGGGGTTAGCAGTAGCGTTGCCGGCGGATTTTCTGCACGGCTTTGATGTCCTTCTTGATGGCCTCGGCGGTGAACTGCCATTCAATCTCGTCCGCCACGGCAACCATAAGGATCTTCGCGGCGCGATAGAACTGCGTCCCCTGCTGGGTGATGCGCTGCCGCTCGTCGTCGGTTAGGCAGGCGTAAACGATCGTTGCCTTATCGAATAGGACTTGGCCCGCCTCATCGGTCATCTTTTTTAAGGCTTCGAGCGTCTTCTGGTTCTGTTCCGGCGTGGTTTTGGTCTTCATATCAAGCTTGCTGTGTGTGTTGGTTCCTGGTGTGTGGTTTGCTATCCCCGGTAAAACTCCCGTTCGGCTGCCGGCGTTGTTCCCCTGTCCCGGTGAATCTCGGCTTGCAGCATTTTGATCGCCGCAAGAACGGTCTCCGGGCTCGGGGTCTCGTCGTCGCCGACTACTGCGGCGTTGTGCGCGATGTGCTTCGCGATGTCCTCCGCCCGCACGATGTACGGCAGATTTGCATTCCAGTCCTGTTCCTCTACCTGAAAGCCGATACCAATTGTACCGTGCTTCGGGAAGGCAACTAATGCCTGCTTGGCCGATACCTGCACCCTGAACAGCCAATAGTCGTCATCCGATACCGGCGGGCTGAGGCTCAAGGTTCCGCCCCGGTCCCCTCGCATCTGCGTTGCATGATACTTTTCCCTGAGCCGATCAAGGTCGGCTTGGGTTTCAAGCGTTAAAGGTCTGGCTGTCATGTTCGCGTTGTGCTTTTTCGTTGCTGTCGTTGTTGCCCCTGCTTACCTGGGGATGTAGGCGTTCAGGCCAATCACGATCTGCTTGCCCTGATACGTCGCCTCGCTGCGCACGTTCCCCCGGGTCGTGGCCAGAACTAGGTTCTTCTGGCTTGCGCTCGGTTGCGGCGGGTCCATTACGGGGATGGTGATGATCAACTGTCCATCTTTGATTTCAACTTTCATATTTCGGTTTTGTCGTTGTTGTCTATGTCTGCAATACGTTGCCACTCCGGCCTACTGGCCGCGAGCCGGGCAACACCGCGCAACCGGCCCCGGGCGGGCGGTCGGCTGTCCGGTGTGGTCCTGGTCAATCGGCTTCAAGGCGGCGCACCTTGCGCTTCAAGTCGTCTATGTCCTGGTCTGCGCCTTCCCGCCAGTGTTCATCCCTGAGGGCTACAATTGCCCGGATAAGGTCTGCCCGGGCGGCGTCGTCCGGCTTCTCGGCTGCCACAAAGTTGGCTAGGGCGTCAAGGAATTGGGTTTGTGCGTTTGGGATCATAAACGGTATGCGGTCCTGGCGTTTGGTCTGGTGGTCGTGAATGGCCCGGCCGGGCTCGGGGCCTATTCGCTGAAGTCAAAGGCGCGTCCTTTGCGCGTTTCAATCATGCCGTCGAGGGCGGTTTTAATCTCCTCGAACTGCGCTTTGGCGGCTTCCCGTACTCCTGAATACTTGCGGATCTTCTCCGGGTCGGCGCCAACCATTACGGACCTAGCCTTTTCAACAAGGGCCTCTAGGTCTGCATCCTGCATGATATTGCGGCTCTTAAACGTGTCTAAAAACTCCTGGATGTTCCCTATGAGGCTATCCCGGAAGATTTTCGGCTTCCCGTCTTCGCTGGGGGTCAAGCGGTCCACCGCGTGGGATATCAACTCCTGGAAACTGGTCCGGAGCGCGTCAAGTATCTGCTCGCTTGCGTCTGCGAATTGCTGTTTTAGCTTCTGCTCCTCCGCTTGGCGGAGTTCGGGCGGTAGTGCGTCTGGGGTCGTAAAGGCTATCCAGTTCCATTGTATGCTGAAAGCCTGGGCAAGCTGGTCTTCCGTGGGGTAGTCCGTGGCTTTGAATTGTCCGCCGAGGGCAACGCGCGCCTCTTCCACCTTTAGCGGGTATGCGATCTGCAAGGCTGCCACAAGGGGCGGCAAGTCTTCCGTCGCGGCTTTCCTCATCCTGGCTTCTATCTCTTCCACTGCTGCCAAGCTGGCAAGCTGGAAGCCTTTCTTGAAAAAGCTTGGAACGGTCCGGGAGTACACCCATTGCTGCAACTCCCCGAATAGGGTCGTAATGGCGTCGTACTCGTCGGACTGGATCAGCTTCTTTGTGAGGCTCAAGCGGCGCTTATCCGCGTCCGTCTCAACCTGGGAAATGTCCGCCTTACGGCTGGCTCCCCATTTCCGGAATGTGCATGTGAAACCGACTGCGTTCTTGAATCGGTTTAGGTCAACTGTGCTCGTCGTATTAACTGCTTGCTGTGTCATGTTTTTTGTCTTTCGTTTCGGTCGTTTGCGTGTCGGCGTGATTGCCGCCAGCGTTCCCCGGTCTGGCCGTGTAGGCTGGCCGGGGCGGCGCTATCGGCCTTTCAGTGCCCTCCTCCCGCGTGCGTGTGTCCGTCCGCGGCGTGCGAGTGCAATGCCGCGCGCAAGTCTGCCTGCGGGCGTAATGTCCGGCTCGGCTTTCCGCCGGCCTTTTCGAGCATCACGCGCAACAATACCTCGGCGCTTCCGTGGTTCGCCTGACTGATGCCGTCCGTCTCGATCTTGAACAGTCCGGCTTCCGTAATCTCAATGGTCATGCGGTCTTGTGGCATAGGTTGCTAAACGCCTCCTTTCGTCACCTCGAACTTAAACGGAGTCACGGTCTTAACCTGCCAACCGGCAAGGATCGCCGTCCGCTGCGCAACCTGGGCGCCGTACGCGCGCTTTATCTGGTTGGCTAGGTCGTCGGCGCGGCTGCCGCTGGCGGAAAGCGTCAACTGGCCCGTTGCCGTAGTATAACTTCCCTGGGCGAAGTAAATCCCTCCGGCGTGCGCTGTCGGGGTCTGGCCCATAGCCTTTAAGGCTTCGATCAACAGCTTGACGTCGGTCTTCGGTCCAAGCGTTATCTGCGTTTGTGTCCTGGTCCAGCAAGGCATAAGCGTTATGATACCTCCATACTGCGGCCGCCGGCGCCGCTGCTTACGGTGTTCGGGTTCTCGGCCCGGTAAAGTCCGGGGCGTTCGGCGCTTAGAAAGCGTCCGCTTACCTGCTGGCGCAACGCCTGAAGCTTAACTGCGTTTGCCGTCGCGGCCGGGATCACGGTTTCGGCTGCCTCGGTCAAAGGTATCTGCCAATTGTCTGCCTTTTCACAGCAAGCCTCTATTTCCCGGCCTACCCAGTTCTTGGCCCGGGGCGGTTCGCCGTCAACGGTAAACTTGGCCTTGTAGTGCGCCCATATCGCGGCGCGTTCCTTGTCCGTCGGGTAGTCATAGAAAAACATCCCCATATTGAACCGGCCCATTACCTCGGGGCTCAAGGCGTCAAGGCTGTTGCACGTCGCGAGCATTAGTACCCTGCCCTGCGCCACTGCGTCAACGCTCTTTAGCAGCCGGCTCATATTGGCCTCTGACTCTCCCACAAGTCCGCCCTTGACGGTTGACATACTGGCTCGGAGCAACGGACATTTGGCTTCACCGGCTACTGCCTGGCACGTCAATGATTTTCCGGCTCCCGGTATTCCCGCCAGCAAAAATCCTTTGACTCTGCGCGATTGCGTCCAGTAAAGGAACTGCTCAAGCATTGCCTGCGTGGTTCCGCTTAAGTCCGTGCTACTGGCCGCCAGCATCTTCTCTATTTCGTCCAGCCACAATACCGCGCGGGGCGGGGTCTTCCCGTTTAAATGCCGGCGGAGGACGGTCTTTACTCCGTCACTCCCAACCAAGTCCGTAAACGTCAACTCGGGCATAGATACCTCCAGCCCGGCGGTTTGCTTCATGCTTTGGACTTTCAATTCCCAAAGCTTCCGATAGTCCGGCCCTTCGGGCGTCAAGCTGATTGCGTAGGACTGTTCCACCGCAAAGGCTGAGAGATAGCCCAACAAGCCGTCAATAGCCTTTGCCCGGTCAACCTTGCCCGCGTCAATGCCCGCGTCCCGGTTCAAGCTGTCAATCGTCCGCCCGATGTCTTCCTCGGTCGGCGCCTCCTCGCTAACGGTGACAACATCACTTGCCAACTCGGCCGGTAGTTTCAAGCCCGGCGCAAGCAATACCAGCGTCGCGCCCCGGCTTTTGAATGGATCTCTGCAATTCCATACTGCCTGGATCACGCCAAGATTCGGCTGCCCTGCCTGCGTCAAGCATAAGTGTGCATTCGCCATAAACGCCAATAGCTTCTTCGGTGCGGTGTTCGCCACTAGCTTTAAGGCTTCAACCGGGTTTCCGGTCTTCATGTACCGTTCCCCCCCGGGCTCGCCGCCTACCTCCTGGGCGTACTCTTCGCCCTTGGGGTTAATGCCGGTCAAACCGTTGCACGCGTCCCATAATACTATGGGCGTCTCGTCCGCCTTCCCGTTTAATGCCTTCGCCGTGTCTTCCATCGTGGCACGCGGGTCCGCCGTCTCGATCGCAACCAAGGGCACTGCTGCCCGGCGGATTGCCTTTATGGGGTGTTCGGTCGTCGTGGTCTTGGCCTTCATCGTCCAGCCTTCCCGCCGGCCTTTTTTACCAGCACGGAGAACTTTACCAGCACTCCGAATTCAACTTTGATTGTCTTTGTCATGTTTTGTTTGCCTTTCGTTTGTTGGCTATCTGTCATTTCTGTCGTTGTATAGTGTCACATCTGACAACATGAGAATAACACAGCAAGAGATGGAGTCAATAGGTTATGTCAAACTACCTTCAGGCACCATTCCTGAATGAATACATACTTGTATTATTGTAATACAAGTGAGGGGTGGTGACGTGTTTGGCATTATCTCTCTATCTCTCGGGGGTGTGATTCGCTAGAGTTCTGCGTAATGGCCCGTCCGCGTCGTCCGCGTCGCCTGTCGCCGTCCTGGCGCCGTGTGTGCCACTCCCTTGGACCTACTCCCGGGGAGACCGTCCGCATGGTCGAGGACATACATAGCCATTTGGGCAGGATAGCGGCGGCGATGGTCCTGGGCGTGTCGGTTCAAACCGTGGAACACTGGCGCAATGGGCTGGTGGCTCGGGCTGCCGTCCGGCGGCTCATTTGGCTTACTTGGTGCCTCGTGTTCCATCCTGAGCGGCTGTCCAGCATCGGGGAGTTGGTAACCTGGGGGCGGTTCCGGATCGAGCGCCGGCCGCCGACTCGGCCGGAGGACTGGTCTGGTTGGTCAATATGAGGCAAGCTGCCGCTTTATGGGCGGCTGCCAAACTCGGTCTGTCTGGTCCCTGGGCACTCCCATACGTTCCCCCGGGTGTCGGCCCGGGCTCCGGCGTGGCACTGAAAGCGCGCGTTCCTCGGTCCATCCCCATCGGATACGCTGATACACAAGGCTATAGGGCATTCCAGCGGCTCGGCATCGGCCCTTTAGCGAATCGGGGTCTTTCGGCCTTGGCCTTCGATTCTTCGCCGACTCGCTGGGCGTCACCCATCGGCAGTTGCCTGGCTCGTAGCCTTTGGAATTGTCAATGCGGTCCATCCAGTAGCCGTCTGGGCACTCGCCCATTGCCAGCCAGAAGATGGCGAAGTCTCGCCACTCGGGGCAAACTGTGATCCCGCGGCCGCCATAGTAGGCGTAGGCTGGGTGCTTTGGGTTGGTGCATCTCTGCACCATTGAAGACCATTTATGATATGTCCTGGTCCGTCGTCCGTCGTCTGTTCGTCCTATGTTCATGGTTGAATCATAACACTTACATTGGTTGCGTCAAGGTACGTTTCGATGATGACTACAATAATAGTTATCGGCAATACGCTTCCGCCGGCCTCCTCGGCGTCCGGCTCGTGGTCGTGGTCCAGCCATCCGCCCGTCGCCGTGGTCCTGGGAGGGCTGCCCGGCTTTTGGCCCTGTCCTGCCCTGTCCTTGGGTGTAATCGTCTGCCGTAGGGCAGCCAGCGCACGCCGCCGGGTGTCCTGGTAACACGTCCAGCACGGGGCGAGAGTGTTTCCCGGCCGCAACGTATCCAGCCTCGCGCATTGGGGGGGGGGGTGTTTT